CCGGCGACGGTCGCCGTGCCGGAATTGATCGTGAGGGCGGCCTGGAACACCAGGGTTACGATGATCCCGGCATAACGCACGTTACTGCCGATGTTCTTGCTGTAGGTCATGCCGCCGATCGTCGTGGTGCCGGTGATGATGACGTAAGGCAGCGCGTCACCGATCACGGCGGGTAGCACCAGCAGGTTTGCGCTGGCGATCTGCGAGCCGGTCACCACGGTTGCCCATGCGTTCGTGAGGTTGTTTCGGACCATGTAAGGTCCGCCACCGCTCGCGATTGAGAGGAATATATCTCCGCCGCTCACGTCGCCGCCAAATGGTCCGATGACGTTGCCGGTGACCGTGCCATTCCCGCCTGCGAGTTCAACGGCGGCAACGGTGTAATTGCCGCCAGCGAACCGGTCGATCTTATTGTTGGCAAAAATCACAGTGTAATAGTCGTTCGTGCCAACCGTCAGCAGGCAGCGCATGTCCACCAGACCGGTCTCGAAGTTGCAGGCTTCTACCGTCAACGTCGCGGCTCCGCTCGGCACTGCGGAATAGATATAGGTCTGGCCGAACACTGGGTTCGGGCCGACGAAGAACTTGCTCCCGCGCACCGTGACCACGCCGCCGGTATGGCTCAGCGCGCTCTTGTTGGTCGGCACAACGGCGCTGCCAAGCGTGCCGCCCACACTGAACACGCAGTCCGAAATCAGCAGGTTGCCGGCGCTGACCTCCGGACCGCCGAAGGTGTCGAAACCGCAGCCGGTGAAGTGCCCGTAAGTCGTCCCCGGCCAATCGCTGCGGACACCCGTGCCGCAGACCACCGAGCGACCGCACAGGAACAGCCCGCCGGTCCATGAAAGGTAGTCGTTGCGCAGGCTGTAGACGCCGTAGCAGTTGGCGTCCGCGAACAGCGACATCTGGTTGGTGGTCTGGATGCCGATCTTGCCGTAGGGCCAGACCTCGCAGTCCGTGAAGCTCGTAAGGTCCAGATTGCCATCGATTAAGATGTTCCGGTTGAAGCAGGCGAAGTCACAGGACACAGCACGGAAGCCACCACAGTTGCCGTTCATGTAGATGCCGTCCCGCCCGCCGGTCATGCGGACGTTGCGAAACTCCACGCGGGTTGCCTGATCGAGATAGAACACCGGCGGGTAGGAAATCAGGCTGGCGCGGACCGCCGTGTCAGGCTGCGTGCAGGCTACGGTGAAGTCCTCAAAGACCTGCGACGCATCGCCGCCGGGAACGATAACGTTGGTGACGTTGAAGATGCCCGCCACGAAGGCGGCGTTGGCTGCGGTGATCGAGATGAACGTCTGTTGCCGCCCATCGCCGTAGATGCGCTGCGCCCTAGTGGAGCAATTTATCTGGCCGGTGATGCGGTAGTCCCCGGCGGGCAAATACACCGCAAGACCGGTGGCGACGGCGTTGCGGATGGGGGTGGTGTCGTCAGTCGCGCCATCCCCGACCGCACCCCACCACAGCACGTTGACCGGGCCGTTCTGCCAGCCGTCGCGGTACCAGCGACGCGCGGAGGCATCGACAATCACCGTGCCGCCGTTGTCCGTCGTGGTGGTGTCGGCGCTGACATAGAGAAACCGTCCGCCGCCCTTGACCCCGGTGCCGGCGTAACTGCGGACCTGAACCTCAGCGGTCGGTAGCGTGACTGTGGTTGACGCCCGCAGCGCCGCGACGGTGGCGATCGTGGCGGTCACGCGATCAGCGTATTGCTTGGTTACCGCTTGCAGCGCGAGCGTGGGATCGGCCGCGAGCGTGACGGTCCCGGTGAACGTGGGACCGGCGATCGGCGCACCACCGGCTCCGGTGATATCGGCCGTGAGCAGCGTCACCGCACCAGTGCGGGTATTGAAGCTGCTGACGGTCACAGGGGACGTAGACGGGCTGTTGGTCAGCACCCACTGCGTGCTGTTGCCGTCGTTGTAAGAGACATAAAGCCCGGTCCCCACACTGTCCCACCAGAGCGCGCCAGGAAGGATGCCCGACGGAGGTGTGTCGCTCACCGAGACCACGCCGGCGTGGGCATCGGTGTATTGCTTGGTGGTCGCATGGAGCACGGCCGTCGGATCACGCGCCAGGGTGATGTCGGTGCTGGCGGCCATCGCAAGGCCGGTGCCGCTGACTGTCACCTTATCGACGGCACCCGACAGGAAGACATGGGCAGACTGACTATTGTAGTTCAGCCGATTGCCAGTGATGCCGAAGCCGTACTGATTGCCGCCATAGAGGCTGATATGACGGGAGAGATCGGCGTTGCCGCCCGGCGCGACGACACTGCCGAAGTTCGCCCCGTTGGCAAGCGTCAATGCTGTGTGCGACGTATTGCCGGCCGTGCTCAGGCTCAGCAGGTTGACCGGCGCCGTGGTGGCATCGGCGTAGGCCGGCATGCCGGCAAGCCGCAGCACGCCTGCGGCGTTGGCTATACCGATAAGGTTGGCGCCAGCGCTATCGGTGATGCCCAGTGCTGGATTGGTGCTGCCGGTGAGCAACAGCTGCTTGCCGTAATTGGCGGAACTCCAGCCACCCAGCGTGGTGTTAAGGGTGCCTCCGTTCAGCGGCAGGAACGCCCCCGACCCGCCGATTGGCACAACCGATGAAGCCGTGCCGCCCGAACCACCCGTGCCTTCGCCATAGTAGAGCGTATGGGTCGCCTCATTGTAGGCCAGCTCAGCATTCGCCAATGACAACGGTGTGCCTGCGCCACCCGCCGCAAGACGACGTTTTATGCGCAGGACGTCAGCCATTAAAACGAGCCGCCGTCCAGCTGGATCCCGTCGATCGTCCCGCCGGTGATCGCTACGGCGTTGGCGTTCTGGGCTGCCATCGTGCCGAGGCCGGTCACGTCGGTGAGTGCGAGCTGCGCCTGCGCGGTAAACGCCGACGTGCCGTTGCCCTTCAGGAAACCGGTCAGCGTCGTGGCGCCCGTGCCACCTCGGTTCACCTGAATGGTGCTGGCGTTCCAGGTGCCGGTAGCGACGCTACCCAGCGTGGTAATACTAGTCTGTCCGACATACGCCGCGTCGATGTCCACGTTGTCGGCGAACACCGCGATGCGCCCGGCGGTACCAATCACGTCGAACGAATTGCCCGTGCGGGTAAGGCCGCCACCGGGGGTAACCTGCGCCGCCTGCGAGAACTGCACCCACGTAATGGGTGTGGTACCCAGCGTGCCACCGATTGCCGAGTTGCACACCCACGAACTGTTGGAATTCAGCGTGCCGTTGGCAACGAACACGTATCCCTGCGGCACCTCGGCCCAGGTATCCATGTCGAGGGCGCGGGTCCAGGCGCCAGCGACCGCGACGTAAATGCCGTTGTTCTGTGCGAGCGTCTGGTCCTTCACCAGCACACGATCGTTGGCGACCGTGGTGTAGCCATCGATGTTCTGCAGGCCGGACAGGGTAAGGTTGGCACCCACCGACGCCACCTGAACGGCACCCTTAGCCGACAGGCCTGTAGCACTCTGGTCCACGTAGCGCTTGTTGGCGCCATCCTGCGGATTGACGGGATCCGCCAGATTGGTGATCAGCTGGCTGTTCCAACTCACGGCAGCGGTCGGCACTGCCTGCTGGTCCTGGCGCACGCCCAGCACGAATGCCGTGGTGGCGATCTGCGTAGTATTGGTCCCCGTAGCGGCGGTCGGCGCAGTGGGTGTGCCGGTGAGCGGCGGGGATACCAGGGGGGCGAAGTTGGTGGAGACGAACGCGGTCGTCGCAACCTGCGTCGTATTGTTGGGATAGGTCGCCGTCGGCGCCGCCGGCGTGCCGGTGAACGTCGGCGACGCCAAGGGTGCTTTCGTGGTGTCGGATGGGTGGACGTGATCACCTCTGGCGTAAGCTGTGGCGACACCAACAGTACCCACACTGTCCATGACCGGCACGGTGGCCGACGCTATCGGCAGCGCCGCCGTCGTTGCGTAGCTCTGCGCCTTGACGAACGCGGTTGTCGCGATCGACGTGTCATTGTCGGCGGTTAACGGCGTGGGCGCCTGCGGGTCCCCAGTGAACACCGGCGAAGCCAGTGGCGCACGCGTAGCATCTAGCGGATGCACGTGGTCGTTGCGAGCGTACGTCGTGCCCGTGCCGACTGCGCCTGCACCACTATCCACCAGCGGCGTCGTCGTAGCTGGCGTCGGCACGGCACCGCCCACGGCGTAACCCTGGGATTTGACGAATGCCGTAGTGGCAAGCGACACCGATGAGTCAGCTGTCAGCGGCGTTGGCCCCGTCGGATTACCGGTGAACACCGGACTGGCGAGCGGTGCGCGTGAGGTATCGGTCGGATGGACGTGATCCGATCGGGTCCACGAAGATGAAGCACCTGCCGACGCCGTGCCGTCCATCAACGGCACACTGCCCGAGGACAACCCCTGCCCGGCGATACCCACGATCACCGACGCGGTGCCACCGGCACCACCCGTGCCCTCGCCATAGTACAGGATATGATCCTGCTCGTTGTACGCCAGTTCGGCGTTCGCGAGGCTGGTCGGTGCACCCGGCGCACCCGTCGTGCGACGCTTGATGCGCAGAATGTCAGTCATCAGCAGGTTCCCTTACGGTACGAGATCGTTGTCATTCAAAAATTACCTCCGTCTATCAGATCGTTGGTCACGTCCACCACCACCCAGGCAGCGGTGTTGCGGCCATAGGTGCTCCCGTCCTGCGGCGCGTCCGGCAGGCCCCCGGCACCACTACGGGCATCCACGTAGCTCTTACTCGCAGCATCGCTCGCTCCGATCGGGTCGCCCGCCAGGGTCAGCGAGCCGAACATTATTCCACCTTGCAAAGGCAAGAACGGCCCGTCGATCACCGAGGGATCGGTGTTGTCGAGCTTCCGCGCGAACCAGCTGTTCCACTCGTCCGCTGATGGGATGTATCCCTTGGCCCAGTTTGGCTGTTCGCTCACGGCTTACTCGTTGCTGACGAGCTTCATAGGGGGGTTATCGGAGATCTTGGCATCGACGATCTCCTGCAGAGCCTGCATCACCTGCATGAGCACCGGGGCTTCACCGCCTTTGATGTCCACGCGCTGTAACAGGATCATGGCGTTACGTGCGATCTCAGCGTTCATCTGTAGCTCCTTGTTGTAAGGTTCATGCCAGCACCATGGCGCGGGCCTGCACGCCGAGTGAGGTGGCTTCTTGCAGTTCGACGTTGGCCAGCACGCGCGGCCAGTAGCGCACGCGCGATTTGAAGCCGTTCTGGGCGGCCTGCCGGACGGCACTCAGGTTCAACCGGTTGGTGGATACCGGCGCGGTGCCCGAGGTCGAGACGACCGCACCGCCGTTCAGGCTCCCGGTGAGCGCGCCCGCGTTGTAAGTCATCGCCGCCCGGAACGGCGTGCCGGGCAAGATCGTGTTCGCGGTGTTCACTACCGGCTGACCAACGCCGGCACTTGCCTCTACAATCTGGAAGGAAGTAGCGCCGCATCGCGCGATGGTGCAGTTGCTGATGCTGCCATCGTCGAACCCAACGATGTCCTGGTTGCCCGCGAACACCTGCTGCATGGTGCCGTCCACCGCGAACGAACCGAGCGATGCGTTGTACCACGCCGCCGTCGGCATCGAGCACAGGTCGAAGGCGCGGGCCACAGATGTGGTCGTGGTCGGGATGTAGCTGGTGGGGGCCGTGAGAAACGCCGACGTCTCCACCTGCGCGCCCCAGGTGAAGATGCCGAGGCCGGTGCTGGCGGGTGTGAAGTTTCCACTCACAGTAGTTGCGGTGGCTGGATTGGGATTGAAACCAAAAACATAAGACCCGCCGGTCGCGTTGCTGGTCGCTGTCACGGACAGCCGATACCAGCCATTCGGGTAGGGCGTGATCGAGCAGACCGTGGTTCCGCTCATCGCCACGATGGTGCCGGTCGTCAGGTCGAACAGCCCGCCAGTAGCTCCGGCAGGAAATGCGGTGTTACCGAAAGTCACTGATACGCGCGGATAAGCGCCCGCTTTCGCGAACAAGCTGCCGCAATATGTCGTGTTTATCGTTCCACCGGCATATGATCTAAACAAATTATGAGAACTAGCCACCGTGTCGTTAGTCACAACGCTCGTCGCGGTGTTCGTGCCATCCGGCGCAATGCCTGCATTGCCAGTCGCTAAAAGACACGCCGCTGGCGAAATTCCCCACCCAGCCGCAGACTGGTCAACGCTCGGATACGCCAGATTGGTCCGCGTCTCCTCGATCAGCAGCCCGAGCGGCGCATGCGAAATCGGATCATACCCGAACCTCGGCGCGTTGATCGCGGCGGTCTGGACCGTGCCGGTGGCATCCACGTAGGTGCCGGTCGTGGAGCGGGTGAGGGTGAGCCCGGTAGGCAGTGTCGGTCCCGTCAGGTAGAGATCCAGCAACGGCCCGCTCAGCGACGTGGCGGCCTGTAGCTCGCTGTTGGACAGCGCGCGAGGCCAGTAGGTGATGCGACGAACGCATCCGGTTGTCTGGTCACTCGCCGTGTTATCAGCGAACAGCTTATAGGTGGTAACTGTGGAAAATCCGTTCGTTAAGTTAGCTGAAGCTATAGCTCCTGCGTTTAACAACACACGCGCTGTTCCGGCCTCCCACGTCGACGCCGCTTTCGCGATAACTCCAACGGTTAATGCATTCGCAGTGAAGACCACGTTCGATGCGTCATATATCCCGACATTGCTCGTCGTCGCGTTCATTAACAGCGGCGCGCCGCGAGACGTGCTGGTCGCTACGATGCGTCCACCAACGGTGTTCGCACCGTTGAGGATGATCTCGGCACACCAGCTTCCAGATGTCGTGTTGTACCAGGCCCCCACCGGAAACGTCGCCGCATCCACCGCCCGCGTCACGGCCACGGTCGTGGTGGGAATGAAGCTCGTCGCGAACGCACCAAGCTCGAACTGCGGAGCGCCGATCCGTAGCGTGACATCGACCGTCGCAGGCGGCGTCGGCGTGATAATCCTGATAAAATGCACCATCGAGGTGCCTGTCGCGGTCACCGTTCCCGTTACGGCGTACCGCTGCGTCGCGAGCGCCGCACCTGTCGGTGTAAAAAACGCACCAATTTGGTTACCGCCCGGCTGCTCCGTCGTGTTCAGACTGACCTGCAGTCCTGACAGCGAACCAGCGATCAACTTGACATACACACTGCCCGTCCACACCTGCCCGCTGCTGGCTGGAATAATCGTGGTCGAGTCGAATATCATGTTGTTGACGACGCCAGCAGACGACGTGCCGACTAGCTCCAGGTCGATATACGTGATGCCGTTCTCAACGCCTGTGCCGATGACGTTCCACGCCACGCCCGTTGCTGATGCCTTCGTCCAGTTCGTCGGTATGGTGCCCGGTGTGCCAACAACGGCGCCGGTCATCATCGAGTTGCGGAGGCTGTTCGTTCGTGATTCTTCGATCAGCAGCCCGCGCGGCGTAAGCGCCACCGGATCATAGTCGAAGCGCGGTGCACCACTGGCTGCCGTCTGCAACGTGCCCGTCACGTCGAAATACGTGGCCGTGCTCGCGCGGGTGAAGGTGATGCTCGGATCGAGCGTCGGCCCTAGCAGGTTCAGATCAAGAGACGGTCCGATGGATCCGCTCATACACGCGCCGCCAACACGGAGATGCCCAAATCCGCCAGCGTGGCGTCCTGCGTCGCAGCCGCCACCATCTGCAGGATATCACCCACCGCCAGCGAGCCACCCGCGCCCGCCAGGGTGGCGCTGGTCGCCGAGGCCGTGGTGATGGTGATGGTCCCCAGCGCACTGGTCACGCCGGCGACGGTGATCTTGTTCAAGGTGAACACCGCGTTCGCGGTCGCCCTGGTCACGTCATACACCACGGTGCCCGCGAGTGCCGCAGGCACGGTGATCGCCATCGGCATAGGTACATTCACCGTCGCACCCGCAGACGGCCGGCCGGCAAACGGGAAACTGATCGGCAGCTGTTGGACTTCGGCGGGGAGGTCGGAATATGCGAGCGCGCCGGCAGTGCTGCTGTCGGTTACCAGACCGTAGGATGCCAACGAGGTGAGTAAGCTGGCCAGCGCCGCAGCGTTCGAGCGGGTGCCGGTAACGGTGGGCTTGGTGATCGGTGTGGCGCCGAGGAAGCCGAGAGGGGATCCTGCGTTCAATATCCGCAGACCGCCTGTGCCGCCCGAGACAATAGTCCCAGCAAGGCCGCTCGTGGACCCAGGCGAAAGCTGTATCTGATTGCCCGAACCAAGGCCAAATATAGCGGCGCTTGAGGTAAGGACTTGCAGAGTGGTCATCATAGTCGTTATGGAAGTGAATGTTGTCGAGGCAGAAATGGTCAACCCTCCGGTGCCGCTTGCCGCCAGCGCGATCGCGCTGGCGGTCGCCGCACCCGGCGTGATCGTCAGCGTGTTCTGTGGTAAACCGCCGATCTGCATTGCGCAGTTGCTACGGAAAATTTCAAACGCAGTACCTAAACCAACTCCGGTATCACTAAATCGTTGTATGATAAAATTAGTGCCAGCGTTACTGCCGGCTTCCGCTTCCGAGCTACCAAATATCACACCCCAACGCGGCACACCATTACGTTGAGCTTCAAAATATCCAGTGGCAGTATTCGTCGTGGTCGTATTCCATTTCACCCCTGGCCAGCTACTTCCCGTAGCTATCAAATAGAGGTTCGCATCCGTGGCATGCGTGATCGTCACCGGACCGGTAAACGGTCCGGTCATGGCGACGTTGCCAACGATCGGCACGTAGGGTCCGCCGATCGTCGTGGTCATCTGCTGCAACGTGACGGGCTGCAACGCTTGAGTAGCATCACCGGCCAAAGTAACCACGCCCGTCATAGTACCGCCGGCCAACTTCAGGTAAGGCCCGCCGGTAACCAACGGATCGTTTATGGGCACATACCCGGACACCACCTGATTCAATTGCTGCAAGGGCACTGCATGCAACGGCTGCACCGCGTTGCCGGCCAGGGTCAGCGGCCCCTGCATGGCCGTAACGCCAGACAACGCCAGCCACGGCCCGGTGCCGAACATCGGATCGCTGGCGTCGAGCTTCATCGCCCACCACGCGTTCCACTCGGCCGCCGACGGTACGTAGCCGTCCTCCCAGTTGGGCGTCTTGCCCACGGATCCTGTGAAGGTGACGCCGTCAGGCATTATTGCTTACGCCTCCCATGTGCGTAATAGGGATAGGTGCGCCGAGATGATTGCTGGTCGGTATGCAGGCGCTCAGAAATATCCCGCGCGCGGTTCAGCCCCATGCGAAATCTCGTGCCATGGTACTGCGCCATCTGCGCGGACGACCAGGGTTTGGCGGGCTGTCCCGTCAGTCTGAACATCGTGCCGTCCAGCATGGTCTCGAACCACGTGGTCCAGAGTTCCGGGAACGCACCCGACTTGGATAGCGCGTCGAAGCTGGTTGGTTTCAGCACCACCCAGGCCCAGCCGGTGCGCGACCCCGTTGGCGGCACCTGCAAATCCTCGAGTATGGCGGGTGGCACCACGCGAAAGTTGGTCAAACCATTTTGGTTGATCACCCAGGTGACCAACTGAGAGGCGCTGAACGGATTGAAATCCACCTGATACACGCCCGGTGCCATCTGCCACCAGATTTTCTCACGGAAATACAAACTCCGGATACAGAACTCCTCGATCGCGTTCCACAGCGCCAACTGTATGAGCGGGGTCGTCGTGGCCGGCAACGTCGCCAACACGTTATCATACACGCGCGTCACGCCCGGGTTGGACCCGAGCATGGAATTCATGTTGTCGGTGGGGGTGACGGTCGCGCTCATGATGCAACCTGCAGCAGCTGCGAGATGCTCTTGTTCATCAACGTAACAGCGCGACTATCATCAGAATAAGGATCGTCACGTAGCTCGCAACGGCCAACCACGTAGTAAACGAAAGCGTTGTAGACGCTGAAATCCAACGGGAAAGCCGCATCCATATCCGTTGACGCATTATAATAGGGCGCACCATTGCGCAGGCCTATCAGCAGGAACACGTCCGGCCGCTTCACGCGCACCTCCAGCATGAACCCGTTGATACACTCGAACATCTCCTGGTCACTGAAGCGCGTACCGCCAGTATCAGGACCCACCGAAGGCGGCTCCTTGTCCTGCAGCAGGGTGCGCGCTTCCTGGATCAGCGTGCGGAAGGTGCGACCGGCCACGGATCAGCGCCCCTTCCTCTGAGGCAGGCGGCCCTTGTTGATGGTGTTTAGCGTCTTCGTGCCGAGCTTGTTCACCGCCGACTTGCGCACGACGTACTCGCCCTTCTGGGCAGGTATCAGCCCGTCATCCTTGCCGATGCGCGGGCCCGAGGTGCGCTTGATCTTGCCCCCGCGCGCCAGTCCGCCGGTCTGTTGGTCGGGAGGTACGGTGCTGTTATCCCCTGACGGTGGGCCCGGTGCACCCAGCTTGGCCTTCTGGGCGTCCATCAGCTTGTCGTAGTACTGGCCCTTCTTGAAGTTGGCGTAAGCGCCCGTGGCACCGCTGAAGCCCTTGCTGATACTATCGCCGAGCGAGGACGAGCTGATCTGCCCGCCCTCGTCGAAGCCCCTGCGCTTGCGTACGGGCTTCTTCATTTCCGCTTCCTGATCACCTTGCGGACCTTGCCACCCTTGGCTTTACCCGGAGTATCCGGCATCCCCAGATCTCGCGTATCAGCCGCCGGAAAACGCGTAGGGTTACGCGGAGTATCCGGCATCCCCAGATCACTCTCACCCGAAGTCGGACTACGTTTCGGCTTGGTATCCAGATACATGTCCTGCCCGAACTGCTGGTACGTGCCCCCGGGTTTCACGTCGCCCGGTGCGACACGCACGAACCGGCCATCGCCGACTTGTCCGCCCTCGGCGTAACCCTTGCGCTTCGCCGGGGCTTTCTTGACCGGACGCTTCATCGCCGGCCCCGCTTCGTCTTCCCCTTGACCTTGCCCCCCTTGCTGAACCCCATAGGAGAGGCGCCACCGCCCATGCCGCCGGCCATACCCGGTGGTGGGCCCCCACCGGGCGGACCCGCGCTGGGTGGCATCTGAACGGGCGGCGGCGGCAACGGCGGGGGTGCCTTGCGCTTCGGCGATGCGCCCTTCTTAGGACCAGCGCCGCCAAATGGCGGTGGACGTGCCATTACCGTTTCCCTTTCCCGAACATCGTGCGCTGGTTGGGCCGGCCCATGTTACTCTGGCCCGCCTTGTCCTCAGCTTTGTCCTTGCCCGTGCGCTCGTAGGCCTTCAGCGAGACGCCCAGCTTGCGGGCGCCCGCCTTGTCCTGCCGAACGTCCTTGGGCGAACCCTCGTACGTGCGCTTGGCCATGAGAGGATTACTCCCGGAGTAAGTTAACCCCTGATGGCATACAGCTCGGCAATCGCAATGCCGTCGAGCACCTTGGCGCCGTACACCTGCAGCCCGCGCAAGAGCGTGGAGAACGAACGCTCCGAACGCATGGTCTCCATCTTGGTGATCTGGCTGGCGAACGTCAGCCCGTGCGGATGCCCTGCGAAGATCCGGAACGCATTGGTCGCGCCCTCGGTCGCCGTCGGCAGCAGGTTCGACGAGTAGAGCGTGAACCGGTCGATCATCCCCAGGCGCCCGTTGCGCATGAGGGACACGCCGTCGCCCGAAATACTCGCGTTGCGCAGATCGCTCTTCTTGATGAGCGCCGCCACCCATGGCGGGATGACGATCCAGCGCCCCGTCTCCGGGATGTTCTGCTCGTCCAGACACGTGCCCAGGTCCACGATCGAGTCCAGCACGTTGATCGGTGTGAGCGCGATCGGCGCACCCGTCGCACCAAGGTTGATGTTCAGCGAGATTTTGCCCGCCGTGGCGCCCTTGTTGGAGACGTTCACACCTGGATCGATCAAGGTGAGCACACCCGTGTCGATGACGATCTTCATCTGCTCGGCGGCATCATCGGACCACAGCGAGAGCAGGTTGATATCCGACTGCACCTCCATCACGTCGTCCAGCGCCTCGTTGAAGTACTTGGCGAAGTCGATCGTGAGGTCGACGATGTTGGACGACGGCCGCTCGACCAGCAGATCCTGGTTGACCTGATAGTCCCGGATCGTGATCGTGGGCTTCGTGCGAATATGCACGGTGTCGCCCATGTTCTTGATCTCGCCCTCGTAATCCGTGTTGGCGATCGCGCTCAGCACAGTGGCGGCGTAGAACTTCTCGATCAGTTTTCCGGACCAGATCTCCGGGATGAACGTCCCATGATAGGCAGGATTCTGGTTGGTCCCCACAAACGGCGTCGTGGCAATGGTAATTGCCATGTTGAGTTGCTCCTATGAGACAAAGTTATTGCCTCACGCGGCCCTCCCGTCCCGCTGCGATGATGTCGGCCTCGATGCGCTCGGCGTCTGCTTCGCGACCGCGCCATTCACCTCGGCCTTTGCGCCGGTAGAACTGCGTGATCTCCGCGCCCGACCAAATGCGCCTGTCAGGAGCGCCCGGCGCTGGTGGCGTGGTGGGGCCACGCCCAGGCGCCGCCAATGACTCGAGGGGTAACCGGTCCGCAGGTGGGGAGCTGCCACCCGTCTGGTTCGGTTGTGTCCCACGTGGCGGATCCACCAGGGTCTGCTCGTTCTTGAAGGCTTGGAAGAACGCGATAGTACGCGCGGCATCGCCACGCGTGTGGGCATCAGTGATCATAGCTTTACGGCTATTGCCACTGAACGGGTCGATCTGGCCAAGCCATGTGACGAAGCCAGGGTCGATATTTATCTGCTGCCAGTCGGGAACGGCGCGATCCAGCGCCTGCTCGACCGACTGTGCAGCAGAACGTGTTTCTATACGATGGGTGTTACCCTCAAGCTGGCGTATGCGTGTCTCGAGCCGCTCGATCAGGGGCTCGTTCCAGCGCTGGGTCGCCTTGATCAGATCCTCGCCGTAGGCCTCGATGTCTTCCTCGGGGATCTTGTGATTGGCGCCGGGCGGCATGCTGGGCTGGGGCGTGGGCGCTGGCATAGACTCGGCAGGCGGTGCCGTACGCATGCTGCCGATAAGGTTCTCGAGCGACCTCACCTGACCCCGCAGCTCGGCTATCTCGGTATTGTATTTGCCCTGCAGCGTGCTGTAGCGCTGCTCCCAGTCGGTGTGCGCGGGGGTGGGTGGCGGCGACGTGCCAGGAACGCTGGCGTCAGGAGCGCCAGCAGGGATATCCCCCATATCCCCAGCATTATCCCCAGGAGCGTCAGCAGTCCCGTCGTCATCCTGAACACCCTGTACGGCCGCAGCAGCCGCCTCGGCATGTAGTTCATCTGCGCGCGCCGACGAACGTCGCACCGCGTCAGGGATATGATTGGCGTAGAGAGCCGTATTGGTCGGGCTGGCCGTCTCGGACACGTCCTATCCCTTACCCACTGTCTGGCGTGGTTTCACCTGAGCCACGTGCTGTCCGTACATGTGTGAATGTAGGGCAAGCCATACGTCGTAGATACCACGGATGTAGGCGGTGGTATCCACGCGGTCGGGATGGGGCGCGTTAAGAGCAGCCACCGTCCGGATGGACGCGAAGTCGCCCAGGGCGTCCACGAACCGCCGGAAGTCAGCGTTGCCGCGTAGCTCGGTGACACACTGCAGTGCATCGTTGCCAAGGTTTATCGCCACCTATTCCAGGTCCGTATCAGTCATCGAGTAGTCCTTGGACGTGCCCGGCTGCCCCATGCGTCCCGGCCCCAGGCCCCCGCGTATGCGCTTCATACCGCCCATGCCGCCCCGGATCTGCTTCAGCGCACTCGCCTGAGGACCACCTTTGCCGTAGTGCCCCTGCGAGCGCGCCAGGGTGTCCCCTGGGGTGAGCGTGCTGAGTTGCCCCGAATGCGGTCCCGGCAGGTGTACGCTCTGGCTGTTCTTGGCGCCGGGGAGGGTTGGCACAGAACCTCCCAACCCTCCCCCCAGCGTGGGCAGCGAACCTATTTTGCCGAGGTCTACCGGGCCCGCCACAGGTCAGACGCCGCAGATCCCGTACGTGCTGGCCTTCATCTTCTGCGGGTTCCAGTTGGTGTTATGCGCCGACCCCTTGCCCTTGGGGTAGGTGCGCGCCGACCCCGTGGGACCCGAGGATCCGGAATTGGACGCACCGCCGCTCATCTTGAAGTTGGATCCCGAGGAGCTGCTCTCGACCTTGGAGTAACTGTCACTGGCCATTATCCGGGTATCCCCTGTGCAAAGCTGTTGGGAGGCGGCCCCGGCGCACCAGGACCCGACGGAGGTTTAACCCCCGGCGCCGTGGGCGCGCCAGCGGGTTTAGCGCCCTGTCCCTGAGCCTGCTCAGGTCCGGGCGGCGGATGACCGGTAGCGGCACCCGGTTGCGGCGGCTGACCCTGCGCCTGACCGTGAGCCGCGACCGCCTGTCCGGCGGCCATCATCTGCTTCTGGGCGTCCAACTGGGATTGTAGCGTCTGGTCGTCCGGTACGATGTCGTCAGGCAGGCCCAGATCGCTCGAAATCGCGCGCAGCACGCGCGCCCTGCCGATCTCGCCGACGATCTGCATGTCGATCGGGTTGGCGGTGATCTGCAGGAACTGTAATTGCTTCTGGCGCTCGCTCTCGCGCTGCATCGCGACCGTCGTGCCTCTTACGCGTACCTGCTCCTCGCCTATGAGTATCCCCGACGTGTCGGTGAGCATGATCATGTCGTAGAGGTATGAAAGTAAGGGGTCCATCACGTCCTCGTCGACGTTGGACGCCACCGTCTGTAAGACCTTCTGGGCGTTAGACATGAGCATCGCGAGACCGGAGGAGGTTCGCCCCGCACCACCCGAGAGCGATTCGCCCGTAAGATATCTGGGAATAGCGGATAACTCGTCCGCCATCGTATTCACGGCGTTCAGGATTTGAAGCAACTCTCCCACATTGGAGTTAGGCTGGAAGAAACTGATGGGCTCTCGCTGGTTACCCAGAGGATCTCCCTGCACGTGCCAGCGCTTCCACGGATACAGCTCATCACCTGACTCGGTGGGGGACACCATCTCGTCGTTAATGACCACCTGAGGTCCGGACGAGATAGAAGCGTTGTTGACCAAAGATCTGAACGTCGCGTTCTGAACCTCCTGTATGTCTTCGAGGATATCAGTGAGTGAATGCCCTGCGACGGTGCCGGGGATCTTCTCGAACGACGTGAGAAAATAAGGCACGCGCTGGCGCGGGCTGGGATTGATCTGGGTTTTAATCGTATGCCGCCCGACCACCCAGGACTGGACCATATAATCCCGGTCCGGATCGGGTATAAAGGTTTTAGCTACGCCCTGGTCGAGGAGAAGCGCGCCTTGCACGTTCCCGTTGAATTCCAGGCCGTCGATGAACTGCGAGCGATTGAGGTTCGGATCCTCACGGCCCTCATTGATGGCCTGTTCCGGGTCCGGCGCATCGAGCCACTCGCGCAGACCGTTCGCATAGTCCTCGAGGCACAGACGGACTTTGTCCTCGTTGTAGCCGGGGAGCCCGATCAGGTCGTTCAGATCCGCCCGGGTGTAACGCTTACGCTCCAGCGTGCTCGCTTCAGTGATGGCTGAAGCACCGGGCGACCAGTAGAAATCAAACGGGTTCACCCGCTCCCAGAACATCTGCGGGGTGTTCTGTAAAAGGGGTTTCCCCTGTGTCCAGGTGAGCTTGGGCACCATGCGCACCACAGGGCCCTTGAGTATGGCGAAGGGGAACATGGTCAGGTCCAGCAGGAATTCCCCCAGCGCCTGATAGAACCGCCCAGCCACGAGGATATCCTCGACCTTGTCGGACGCCGAATTCGCCTGGGTCTCGGCGTTGCGTCGGGCAGCAGCCTGTGCCGCGTGGAGAAGTGAGATATAGCGCATGTGCGCCTGATCAGGATCCACCGGCTGACCCGCCATCTGCTGGTTCTGCACCTCGGTGGAGATCAGCTGGATGATGTTGGTGCGCACCTCCGGCGGTATCGGCGGATCAGGCTGCGGCTCGATCGCCCATGGGCGCTGAGGTCCCAGGTAAATGTCCCGCAAGAGCGACGTCGCACCACGGCACTTGCCCGCCGTGAGGCGAGAATACACCTCCGAGCCGCCGAACATCTGGATCTGGGAGAGTTTCTCAGGATCGTATTTGCCCTCGAACGTGCGCTGCGCACGCAGCAGGCGCTGATTTATCGGGTTGGCGCCTACGTTGCGGTGATCGCGAAAGATCATCCACTGCTGGCGAATCCAAGACCCCAGATCCGGCGGGTCGTTGGATAGCGAAGCGGCGTTACGGCGCGCGTAGTCCGCGCGATCCTGGTCGTCGCGCTGGCTCGGGGATATCACCCGCAGGAACCCAGCCGCAGCGCGCGAGCTGGCGGGTGGGGTAGAGACCGATAATCCTGCCTGCGCAATAGGCATAATCATAGATTTAGCTCATGGTGTGAGCCGACGCAACAACTGCGTGTATGGGTGTGAGTATGGACGAGGAAATCATCGACGACCTGCTGGACGGGGTGACAGTGGTCGGCGGCGACCCCGAGATGGACAAGAGCACGCTCTATGCGTTCTGCATCGACATGGCGCAGCGGATCCATGGGTACGACACGATTGCCCGTCGGTATGGGTTCGTTGACGAGAATATGCTGGTGGAGTTCCTGCGCACCCACGCGCCCGTGGTGAAGCGGGTGAAGGAGCTGCGGGCAGTCTGGGAATCCGACGAGTCGGTGGAATTGAGACTAAGGAAGCTCGCCGGGCATAGTTTGCTGGAGGCGTTGCCGGACACCGCGTCGATAATGTTCGACCGGCAGGTTACTCCCGGAGTAAGGCTCGAGGCGCTCAGGGCGCACGCCCGCATCGCCGGGGTGGACTCGCCACCCACGCAATCCAGTTCCAACAACGCCACCGGCGGTCCGGGCGCCAGATTCTCCGTGCAGATCGTGTTCAACAACGCCGGCAAGGTCGAGACGATCACCGCTTCGGAACGCCACGTTAAGGAAATCGAGGCTGAGACGGAGATGACCCGCGAGATGGATGCAGAGGAGAGCTTCGATACGATCATGGATGACGCGCCATGAGCATCCAGTACATACCCCCGCCCACGATAGAACGGTTTATGTTGGATAACTCCTTAGTGCGGTTCCTTCTGGGTCCTATCGGCAGCGGGAAGTCGATGGGATGCATCATGGAGATACTCAGACGCGCGCGCCAGCAGGCACCCAACGCCGACGGAGTACGTCAGACCAAATGGGTCGCGGTGCGCAACACGATGTCGCAACTAAGATTAACGGTGCTGGCGGATATACAACAGTATCTACAGCCCATGATCTCGTATTTTGTTACAGACTCAACTATTCGTATCAGGGCCGGCCTCGAGGATGGATCGAGGATCGAGTGCGATGTGATTTTAATTCCGTTGGATACGAAAGCGGATGTGCAGAGGTTATTATCCATGCAGCTGACGGGCGCGTGGATCAACGAGGTGCGCGAGGTACCCATCGACGTGGTGAGCGCGCTGATCGGACGTCTGGGCAGATACCCGTCGAAGATCTCCGGGGGACCGACATGGTTCGGGTTGATCGCCGACTCCAACCCCTGGGACATAGACAGTCCCTACCATGAGCGTGTGCTTATATCTCCGGAGGCCAACTGGAAGCTATTCCACCAACCCTCAGGAATAGGACCCTACGCCGAGAACCTGGAAAACCTGCCACCTGGATACTACGAGAACTTACTCTCGGAACGTGACGAGGGCTGGTCCGAAGTCCACATACGTTCAGAATTCGGTTCGTCGAACGCGGGGCAGGCGGTATTCAGGAGGAGCTTCGACGCGAACACGCACGCACGCGACATGCAGACGGTGGTCAACCCGCAACGTCCCATATGCATCGGCATGGATTTCGGGCGCACGCCCTGCGCCCTTATCGGTCAGGTGGACGTGTATGGACGTTTGTTGATATTCGAGGAAATAGTTACAGAAGATATCGGTTTGCACCAGATGATCGGCGAGAGATTAAAGCCCAGGTTGTTGAGCGATCCCTATGTGGGCAAGCGCAACTTCATCGTCGCCGACCCCGCCGGTAACCAGAAGTCCCAGCTGACCGAGGAGAACGCGTTCGACGTGTTGAAGAGCACGGGGTTTATCGCCTACCCCGCACCCACCAACGATATCGGCCCAAGGTTACTGTCGGTGGAAAAGATGCTGCGACAGACGATATCGGGCGAGCCCGCGTTACAGATCTCGCGGATGGGCGCACCCACGTTGGTGAGAGCGCTGGCGTCGGGGTACAAATACCGCCGCAGGCGTGATGGCGGGTTGGACGACAAGCCCGACAAGACCCACCCTTACTCGGACATATGTGACTGCTTACAGTATCTGTGTCTGGCGGTCAGCGCCGACATGAGCACACGGGTGATCCGGCGTTTTCAGCCCAAGCCGGTGGTTAAGAAATTCTCGTCTATGGCCTGGACATGAGGATGGGCGTATAGGAGGGCTATGATTAAAACGAAATCATATATGCGCGCCTCGGCGCGGCGCTACAACCGACTGGCCACGTTGATGTACCAGGCGCGCATGGCGCGCAACGTTACACAGACCACGGTGGCCGGCGAGCTGGGCGCGGCACAGACCCAGGTCTCGCGCGTCGAGCGCGGCAAGGACGTGCCCGACGTCGTCGAGTTCCTGGAGTGGTGCCGCGTGCTCGAACTGGATCCCGTGGCAGTGATCAAACAGGTGCTGGAAGTCTGATCACACGCGCTCCGTCGCGGTCATGCTCCACTTGCGGTCGATGTAGTTGTTGCTTGTGCTGTTGGTCTTGATCTGATCGGTCAACCAGATGCAACAGTCAGCCGCACCCTCGATACCTTGCAGTGCTGCCAGCGCAAGCGCGCTCATCGTGTAGGAGGCATAGGTCAGGCTGGCACCGGGCGGGATCACGTCGGGATCGTCGAAGTTGGTAAACTCCGGCGGTTGGAGCTGCACGTTGAGGTCCCACACGGCTGGCCAATCTTTGGCATACGGAGATTTGTCAGTCTCGCGCAGCACCATGGTGTAGGGCGTGGTTTTGGCGCGCGCCCAGCCTGATGTGCCGTTCGTCCTCGCAACTGTGTTGGCGAGTTTCCACTCGAGTATCGGCCGCCAGTCCGGGTAGCCCATCTGCACGACGTGGCCGAGCACGACGGCTTCGTAGTCTTCCATCCATGTGGAATTGTAGGTGCCTGCCGGTAGCGTGGTCGTGGCCGGCGAGCCCTGGGCATCCACCATGAAGTGGAAATCCTTGTAGGGCACTTCGGTGAAGGGTGAAGCGGTGGGGTTGACGTAGCGGGAGAGCATCCACTCGCGCTCCTGGTCCAGCCATGTCTGCCAATACGCGCGCGGCTTGAGCCAGACGGGGACGACTTCGGGCGTAACACGCGCGCATTCCGCGAGGACGCGCAGCGCCCACGCATGGGCGCGAAGGGCGAAGCCGATGCAGAAGTTGGCGCGCTGTGATGGAACCGCGCAGATCACGTTGAATGTCGCGGCGAACTGGAGTTCTTCGAGGTAGTACGGATCGCCGGTGAGGAGGAATGGCACGTAGGCCAGCGGCGGTTCGTGCGCGGTGTCGGGTGTGACCGGCGAACCGATGGTGGGTATGGTCGCGGGGTAATACACGGTGGCATTGGTATGGGCCGTAAAATCGTAGAGCGCGCCCGGATTACCCCCGTTGTTTTCGTCGCGGTAATGCCAAGGGAGTGTGCCGCTTGCTTCCGCCTGCGCGAGCAGTGACTCGGGGCCTGCGACGCCGGACAGGTATTCCGCCTGGGCCTCGGTGACGAGGCCGATTTCGTCGCGCTCGCCAGTGGTAGGTCCATAAGCGGTTAGTCCCGCGAGACCCATGGGTGTATATACTCTTGTCGGTGCATAGGGACGATTGAGCGCGAGCGCCGGATCGAACCGGGGTATCAGGCCGTCGGCCTGAAGCTGGGCGATCGAGGTGGTTATGGGACGCGGGGTGGGGTTCCACCGCCAACGGGAATACCAATAGTGTTCGGGTATAGTGAGTGTATCGACGAGCACCGGACCGCGATATATGTTCACGGTATAATTGGTCGTATTATACGCGGTAGCGGTTGTAGTTGTATCCCCCAGTTCAAATACGATTTCTTCGCGGTTGGTAGTTTCGTCGCGCCTGAATTGCACAGCGAATGCCAGCAATTCCGGATGCGTGACGCGGGTGTTCTTCTGCACGAACCGGTACTGCGGATCGGCGTAAACGCCGATATCCTCGCCCTGCTCCTCGAAGAAATCATAGGCACCACCCGCGTAGCCGATCTCGACGGACAGCAGCTCGGTATCGGGGTTGGGATTGGGCGGCGGGGTTGGCGTGGGGGTGGGGGGTGCGCCCTCGATCGGGACGACGACGGTGACGTCGATGGGCGTGCTGGTGGTGATTACACCGGTGACCGTAATGGTCAGCTGGTTGGTGATGGGGTTTGTCGGCATAATTTACACCTGTGCAGGAGCGAGACGGATCGGCGGCGGGCAAGGGCTTGGGGGGATTGAGTTTACCCCAATGGCTCGATTATTGCGAGCCGGCGTGAACGCCGGACATGCTTGGAGATCACACATGCGTAGCACACTGGTTTATGGATTGGTTGCGGGATTGCTGGCAAGCACGCCCGCCGGCGCGACGCTGATCGCGTCGTTTTCGCAGAACCCGTCGGCGACGCCGACGGTCAACGCCACCGATAACGGCACCACCACCACGATCACGGTCGACAGCGCGTCGACCACCGTCTCGGCGGGCGCCATCGTGAACCCGGCGGCGTTCTTCAGCCTGACCGCCACCTCGGTGGACCCGGTAACGCAGATCCCACCGCTGATCATCCAGCACTATTCGGGGAATTTCTGCTTCTCGTCGCTGGCGGGCTGCGGCGGGACCAACCTGCTGTCGGGGGTGTTCACCGACGCCGCGTTCGGTCAAGGAGGAGGGCCCGGGTTGACCGTCAACGTGAACAACCCGCCGGATACCCTGACGCTCACCTCGAGCGTGCTGCCGTCGTCGGCGCTCGGCCCGCCGTCGACGTTCAACCTGACGTTCGCCGATCTGCTGCCCTTGCTGCACGTGGACGGCGCGACGATCGCGGCGTTCGCTGCCGATTTCTCGGGGACCATTTCGTCGTCGGTGCCTGAGCCGATCTCGCTGGCGGTGCTGGGGACCGGGTTGCTTGGCCTGGGGCTGGTGCGGCGCACGCGCCGGGAGTAAAGCTTGCGGCGAGGCCCGCTATTCGTAGCGGACGTTCAACCGAACCGAACCTAACCCGCCCGGGGGTCTGAGCCCGGGCGGGTTTTTTCATATTCGGCCCAATAGGAGGAGCAGGACGATTATCACGACGGCGACCGCCAGGATCCCGCCGCCGCCGTACAGGTAGGGCCCGTGGTAGCCGCGTCCGTAACCGTAATACCCCCCGCCGCCCAGCAGCAGGAGGATCACCAGGACGATCAGGACGAGGTACAAATCACCCTCCCGCTACCCAGGGCGCCGCCGACCCCCGGACGCCGTCCAGCGCGCTCCCAGGGGCCTCTACGGGGGTTACAACCCTGGGTCAGGTAACCACAACCGAATTCGAGGGCGGTGCTACCGTCGAGCCGGATGCGTTGGTGGCCGTGACCACGCAGGAGGCGCTCACGCCGATGTCGGCGGGCTGGACCTCGTAGGTCGCAGCAGTGCCGGCGACGCCGGTCCACGCGTAGCTGTAGGACGTGGGCTCGCCGGTCCAGTTACCCATGGTGCAGCTGAGCGTGGTGCCGGCCTGTTCGACGTGCGGGACGTCGACGACAGTGGGTGCGCCCGGCGCACCCTCGCCCCCCGATCCCTCGCCCTCCTCGCCCGTGCCGACTACATCCTCCGGGAGTGCGGGAAGCACATCGTCGGCGCGCATGTGGGCGCCGATGTAGAGGATGCTGGTCAGCACGCTGTTGAGGGCGGCGAGGTCGCCGGCCGTAAGGGTCGGGGTAATAGCGGCGAGCGCGTGTTCGTAGTCGGCGGCGGCGGTCTCGAGGGTACCCAGGTCGCCCCCCGACGCCAGCGTCTCCTGGGCGACCTCGAGGGCAGCGAGCACGTCCGGCGCGCCCGGATCGTCGGAGGCCTCCAGCGCGCCTCTGAGGGCGGGCACGGTGGTGTTCAGCGCGCGCCATGCATGCGCCTGCTCGTCCTGCAGCCCCAGCAGACGATCTTCGGTCGGGGTGGACGAGGCGCCGACCGTCGGCTGGTGGGAGGTATTCGGGTTCAGCAGCGGGGGTTGGGCTTCGTCGCCGACGTTGCGCGCGCCACCGCGTATGCCGCGCGGGTCGTGCATCTGACGGATGCGCGGATCCACTTTGTCGTGCATGTCGCTCACACGCCGATCTCCTCGAGCGTGTTCCCGTGCAGGGGCGTCGCTGCGTTCGAACGGTCGGTCGGCCTGGGCGATCGGCATCGAGCGTGTCCTCCTGCAAGAATTCCCGCGCACCCATGGGGAGTGCGCGGGGAGTTGGGGGTAACGAAGCTAAACGTCCGTACGGGCGGGATTCTAGCGCACGTGCCGGGCGTGCACAAGACATCTATACGTGTAGATATATTACGATAATGCAATGATTAATTTCTGGAGGGGGAAATTTTCTGAAATCCTCCAGTGATATAGATTTTAATACAAAATTAACTAAGGCCTGTACCAGCGCAGTCGTATGGGGGGCAGACCTAAAGCGGCCGAGGGGGCGGCATGGGTCAGGACATCTGGCCCTCCCCCCACCCGTCGGCGTGGGTGGGGTGGGTTACGACGTAGTAAAATCCGTTCTGGACCTAATGAGTGGAAAGCCCCTGCGCCGCGCAGGATGTCGCTACCACGTGCGGTCCGGGCAATGACCCATGGATTGACCGACAGGCTTAACCATAAGGGATACCATGTATGCGCCGCGCGTGTAGCAAACGCGCGCCATGCAAGGTGATCAGCGCCCGGTGCTAGGAAGCCGGGATGCGGGATATTCCTATCCGAACAAACTGCAAGTCTACCGTGCTACGGAGCACAACGTACGTGTGAGGGTGGAAAGGTTACTTTGGGCGAGGCTGGCCAGCGTCATTACGCCCCGGCAAACCTGAAGCAAACAACCATTTGACCACGGCGGGGGCTTACGCGGGGAACGCGTAATTGTCAGTGATGCAGTACGTTGCGAGGGAACAGGCGGAGAAATCACCGCTGGGATATTTCCAAGCCGCACACGACGGCAAACCAAAAGTAAACAGTCGCAAGCCTGCGCGCGTCCATACGCGCGCCGGCTTTCGTTGTTCTGGCAGACGCCGCGACGCCGCGACGTCTACCAGAGCAACCCCTGACTACCGGAGTAAACCAATGTCATCCAAGGTCAAACGCGCGCCCAAGCCGGGCGACAAGCGCCCTGCGCTGGAAAACTTCCGCCCCGCCATGGGGTGGGCCGCGCCGGCAAGCGAAAAGCTGCCCACAATCTATCCCGCATCCTATCGCGTGAAGTACCTGCCGGCGCGTGCCGCTTATGGCTCAAACACGTGGGCCATCAAGGGCGGCATGATGGGCGGCAGCAACGGCGCGTGCGCCGGTGTAACCAGCAACAACGGCATTGGCATTGTGCCTGCCGCGTTCATCAAGTGAAAGCAAACCAATGAAAATTCACCCGCTATCGGGTTACCCGCTGGCGCTGATGCGTCGCGGCGACCGCCTGATCTATGTCTACGATGCATCGGGCATCAAAAAGTATTGGTCTGGTTTCAATATCTGGAGTGTTGATCGCCGCGACGCAATTCGCTTCAGTCCCAAATACAAACTCGACCGCGATATCCTCGCACGCAACTCGTCGGAGCTTGCCTGATGCGATACTTCAAAGTTGGCGGCCTGCGCTTCCTGCGCATCGGTCGCGTGCAATTCTCGTTTTGCATCTGCCGCAAACGCTAAACCCTAACTTCCGGAGTAACCCAATGGATACCTTCATCCTCGCCATGCTCACGAACGTGGCCAACGACAACGCGCCCGGACCGTACGACCCGCGCGATTACGAAAACTTCGATCCGAGCGTGCTCCCCCATGACCTGATGTGGGACGATGATGCGCCCCTGCCGGTCGACGCTTTCATGAACCTCTACGCTTAACCTCACACTCCCGGAGTAACCCCAATGGCCAAGACCACGATCACCCTCACTGCCGATCAGATGACCCTTGCCGGGCGCATCCGCGCGCTGGTATCGGGCGCACTCTCGCAGTCCGCGAACGACATGGCGGACGCATCGGACGCACTGAAAAACGCATCCGAAATCACCAAGAATTCCGGCCGGCTCGGACTCGCGCGCGAGATTGCCAATCTCTCGCATGATGAGCAATGGAAGGGCAACGACATCGCCGCCGCGTGCGAGTACGCGCGCACCATTGGCAATGGCAACGACAAGACTGCCAAGACACTCAACACCGCCATCTCCGAGATGCGCCTCTTCGCTAACCCGAACGTGCGCGCGGACGTAGGCACGCTCGCGGACGCCTGCCAGCAGGCATGGGACGAAGAGACCATGGAAATCGCCTGCGCCGATCCCGAGGATCGTAAGTCTGTGCCCACGCCGATCCGCAACTATGCGCCGCGCGTGTATCACCTGCTGTGCAGCGTCACGCGCGCCGTCAAGGACAACAAGCTCGACGTATACAATTCCGCCGACGTGGTGTGGTGGGCAAAGGTAAACGACCCGGCGTTCAACCCGGCGAACACGTTGAAGAAAGTCCAGACCATTATGAAGCAGCTCGACACGATCCGCGAGATCTACAAGACCTGCAACCTCGATGCGGCATCGGACGTACTGCGCGAGATCGATCAGAAGATGCTCGAGGCGGGCCTGACCAAACCGGTGCACGTAAAGCCGGGGTATGCGCCCCCGGCTTACGTGCCCGCGCCCGTGCCCGTTGTTACTCCGGAAGTAAATCATCCGGTGATCCTGCCCGTCGCACCCGTGCCACCAGTCACGGCGGCGACGCTGCTCGCCGATGATGAGCCGAGTGCGAGTGCGAGTGCGAGTGCGGGCGCGCCGGCCGACGGCGCGTACGACTATGGCCATGACGACTTTGCGGAACTCACGGTCGCATAAGATAACGAATGATCTTTTGCGCCCATCTGCACCCATCATATCTGTGCGCGTGTAGCGGAATTGCCTACACGCGCGCACGCGTCGACCAGCGCAAAATTTGCGCAGCGTTTTCAGTGGGTTTGCCCGCCAAACATTACAGGACTTTTTCTATACCGATCTCCGCGCACGCGCTAACTCATTGATCTGAAAAAACGAAAACAGGTTTAGAGCCTATAATTTTTTGAGAACTGAGAATATGATGACTACGCGCGCGCATCGCCGTCTCACGCGTCTCAAAATGTGAGGCATCTTTGGCCAGGAACGCTCACGTTTTCGTGAACACACTCATATAGGATTACTGTTCCCCCGCTTCTAAGATCTTCCGGCCTTCTAATCTGGGATTATCCAACGTGTTCAATGACATTCTCGCTGCATGAGACCGATTATACAAAGCCGCGCCGAAAGTTCTATAATTCGGTGATAAACATTTGACTCATATCTGACCCCATGCTATTGCTACCATTCAACCTCACTACCGGAGTAAATAGTCATGCCGGTCATCGGCGTCTCACTCTCCCCTGAAGTCCAGACCCAAGCCAAGCAGATGGCGCAGATGGTCGGCGTTTCGTTATCTGAATACATACGGATCTTAGTCATCAACGACACGCACCGCCTTCGGCAACGCGAACTTGACGCCAAGCCTGTTACTCCGGGAGTAGAAAACAATGGGTGACAACCTCCCGCCCGTGCCCGGCTCAGGCGAAGCATGGTTCGGCGAAGGCTACGATCCGGCGCACTGGAAGCGTTGCGTCCAGTGCAAGCTGCGCCGTCCGATCCGCGACTTCGCGGTCAAGCGGGACCGATTGTGCTATGGCTGCAAGGGGTTATTCGTATCACCCAGCGGCAAGGTAACCCCGCTGCCACCGGCCAAGCCGACACCTAAGCCCCGCAAGAATGCCGCATCGCTCCCGCTCGACAATTACGCCGCGCACAAGCGGTACATGCGCGAGGTCTCGCGTGCCCGCTATGAAGCCCGGCGCATGGCCGCCGGCCTACCGGCGCATCAGCCCCCGCAGTTCCGCTCGCCGTTCGGCAAGTGTCGCGCGTGCAAGCAAACCATGCCGCGCCATCACTTCCCGGAACGCAGCAGGATATGCAAGCCCTGCCTCGACGCGGAAACCAGAGAGATCAACAATCACTACAGGGGTAACAACGAATGATCCGCGCCACATCCGCGCTCGCACCCATGCTCGCCGTTAGCCTGCTATGCACTAACGCGCATACCACCCTCGCTCGCCCCCTCACCGATCAGGAACTCCACATCGCCGCCCTGTGCACCCAGTCCCCCAAAGGCCATACCATGCGCCGCAACTACGGCGACGCCATCACCCTCGAGTTATGCACGTGCTTCGGCGTCGCTCTCATGTCGCACACCATACGCGAGGAATACCTGCGTGCTCGCAATGATCCTGCAATGGAACGGATCGAGGATCGCGTGCAGCACCAGTGCGCGCTCGATATCGAGGAAACTCACAAACCAATCACCCGCTAACTACGGAGTAATATCATATGCAACTACCCAACCGCCCGCCTGACGAGTTCATGCTGCGTGTATTCGTGTGTATCTACACGGTCAACGCGGTCTTGCTCGCCTACGTTACGTGGTTTATGTAACACCAAACACCAAATCCACTAACTACAGGAGTAACACCCAATGCCCCGTGATTTCATTCTCGGTATCATCACCGCTGCGTCCATCCTCGTGGGCGCACACGCGTTCGCTGCCTCTTTCCTCTATGGCTGGACCGTCGAGGTCGGCGGATCGGAAGTTTGCGAGGATCCCTACATGAATAACGCCACGCGCACCATCGAGTGTGATTAATATGGCCCAGTTCTACGCAATCATATGCGGCGCCAAGGGACCCGCCTCGCGGCTCGGCACCGCGCGCTCAGGTATCACAACCTCAACCAAGTCCTGTGCCGGGCAGGTCAACGTCTCCATGCACCACAACGTGCTCACCGGCCGGGACATGGTGTGTGTCACCCTCGGCGAGTACGGCGGCGGCCGGTCGATAGTGCTTTACGATGGCCCCGCGTCAGGCTGGCAGGAGTACCTGTCGGCAGGAGAGCTGGGGCGCATGGCGTGGTGGGTCGAGCACACCTCGCTGCGCCTGCCGACGCCGGTGCTCTACGATATGACAACCCAGATGCAGGACGCGCAGTAACTACGGGAGTATATACGCATGACCTATCGTGAATTGCTGCGCACCCTCACCAGCATGGCTGCGCACTCCCCCGATCACCTCGACGACTACGTCGCGGTGATCCCCGCCGACACCATCACGCCCCTGTTCATCACGCACACCGAGTACAACGACGGGTCGATAACCGACGGCGTCGAGCCGTACCAGCTGCTGCTCATGACGGTATAATCGAATGAACCGCGCGCGCAAACCTATCAGCCGCCTGCGTATCAACAGACTCATATACGTCAGCATCCCTAGATTGCATACACCCTATATCCTCCACACTGGCGGCTTCGACGGGAACGCCGCACAGATACGCTTCAGCGTGTTCGCCCATGCCCGCGACGAGGCACGCTGGCTGCGGGAGCGCGCCTATGACAAGCCGTGGCTGTTCCCGCACAGTGCATTAAAACTACATGAGTGGGCAAAGATACACGCCCACCGGCGAACCTCGCTCGAGGCGCACCATCAACAATCACTCCAGGAGTAACCCGCCAATGATCGACGTCACCCAGTTGTTCCCCAATAAAACCATCACCACGGTCGCTTACGGTACCACCGAGCTTGGTTATCCGATGGTGCTCGTCGCCACGTCAGACGGCCATGTCGCCACCCTGCAGGCCAACGGGTACACGGTGGAGCAGGAATTCACCGTGCGTATCATCTCCCCGCAACCCTCACTCCAGGAGTAACACCCAGTGAATCTCAACCAAGCTCTCACCGTCCTCATGCGCACGCACATCACCGCGCTCGATCGGGGCGAGCGCCCCGTCAGCGCCGAACTCAAGTCAGGCCCGGGCGTGGGCAAGTCCACCACCGTGCGGCAGATGTGCCAGAACCTCGCGCTCACGCTCGACGAGCCCGTCGGCCTGACCACGCAGATGCTGGCGACCATCCAGAGCGTGGATGTACGTGGCTTCATGATCCCGCAGAAGCCCAGCGACGGGAGCCTGCGCCCTGTGACGGTGTTCTCCGTGCCGCCGTGGTATCCCGTGCGTCACAACACGCAGGTGTTCTACCCGGACGGCACGTTCTCGTACGAGGGCACCTGGGAAGGACCGGTGCCGCGCGTGGGCATATGCTTCCTCGACGAATTCGGCCAGGGCGAGGATGACGTGAAGAAAGCCGCCGCCGAGCTTTTGCTCAATGGGCAGGTGGGCAACGATCGTTTACCCGATGGCTGGCGGGTGATCGCCGCGTCCAACCGTCTCTCCGATCGGTCGGGGGTATTGCGTTCGCTGCCGTTCATTACCAACCGTCGGCTGGAACTCAACATCGCGCCGCACCTCGACACGTGGAACGATTGGGTGAACAGCCTGCCGCCGGGCAAGCGCCCGCACCACATGACGGTAAGCTTCGCCAACCGTCAGCCGGATCTCGTGTTCCGCGAAGAGGTACCACCGGGCGACGCACCCTTTTGTACGCCGCGCACGCTCATGATGATGGACCAGTCCCTCCAGGCACTACGTAGTGACCAGGACATATCGAATGATCGCATGCCGACGGACGCGATCGCGCGCGAGGTGTGTGCGGGGCTGATCGGCGGCGGCGAGTCCGCGCAGTTCTTCGTGCACATCAAGTACGCCGACGAGATACCGGATATCTCCGAGATCGTGCGTAATCCTACCACCGCGAAGCTCAACGACAAGCGCGATGTACAGATGGTTACGGCGTTCATGCTCGCGCATCACCTGACCGCCCAGAACGGCTCGGCCCTGATGCGCTACATCAACCGCATGAACATCGAGATGGCGGTGCTGGCCGTGAAGACGATCACCAACCAGACCGATCGCGCTGCGATGATGGTGAACAACCGCGAGTTCAGCGAGTGGCTGGTAAAAAATCAGGCGGTGCTCGTCGCGAGCCACGCCTAGCGCAACGCAGAGATAGAGGGCGCCTGACACTTTACCGATGACGGGCGCGCATCGCTACATGGTCTACCTCCCTAACCGATACGTCCCCCTCGACGGGCAAGCTCCCGGATCATTGGGCGTCGGCATGGGCAAAGCCGGTCAGGCCTAAGAGTTTAAAAGGCTAAGGTAGATCGCGCCCACTTAACCCTCTAACCTCACTCCCGTAGTAAACCAACCAAAGGATCCATGCACCATGCCAGATACCCAAACACCCACCCTCGTCCAGGACATGACCGAAGCCGTGCGTGCTACCGCCACGCTCGTGGATCTTTCTCTTTCACTCTGGTCGGGCGAACGCACCGATCGCATCGTGGGTGCGCGAATCAAGGAAGACGCCGGCGCCGTGGGGAACACCGGCAGATACCTGAAGAACCTACTCGCCGGGTGTGACAACAAACTCAAAGAGGTTCGCGCGGCGTATGCGCTGGCCCGTGCGGCGCATTACAATCTCACGCTGCCATGGGTGTCGGACCCCACCGCGCAGCGCGCCGTAGGCCCAAGGTTACTCCCCAACGCGCTGTTCGTCCCCTACCTGACCGAGATGGGCAAGCTCCAACGTCAAGCCGTCTCGCAACGCGATGAATTCCTGGAGGTATACCCGACGCTCGCGCAGCAGGCGCAGGCCAACCTGGGCGACATGGCCAACGTCGACGAATACCCAAGTGTCTCCGAGATCCGCGAGGCATTCAAGCTCAAGTTCGATTTCTCCCCCATACCCGCTGCCAGTGCCTTCAGGGGGCTGCCTGAGGCCATGCTGGGCAAGTTGAGCGCCAACCTCGAGCGCCGGCAGCTCGCCGCCGTGCAGGGCGCCCAGGACGCCATGTGGGGCCGCGTCAAAGAGGGCGTCGCGCACTTGGTGGATCGCCTCGCCGACCCGGACACGCGCTTCAAGGAGGCCAGCGTCGAGGCGGTGCGGGAATTAATTACCCTTCTGCCGGGGTTTAATTGCGTAGACGACCCGCGTATCAGCGAGGTTATCGCGGGCATCACCGACATGCTCGACGGGATAACCGCCAAGGACATACGCAACGACGCGCGCCTGCGCCAGGACGTGGTGACCAAGGCGCGTGCGATCAACGACAAGCTCACCAGCTGGAACCTATAACTACAGGAGTAACCCAATGCCGGAATTGAATGCTTACACTCGCGCGCTAGGTGACTTTGCACCCGGTTCGTTTGGGTGTCATGAGGCGCTGCATATGGCAGGTGTACTTGCTGCACTGGTCGACGAACAACTGGTCAACCATCTGGCGATCAAGGCGAACTCCTTGTGGCACGCCAAAGCGCTCGCTGCCGCCACGCTGCTCGAGCAACTGTACCAGGATATCGGTGCGGCACATCTCTAACTACAGGAGTAACAACCAAATGCCCCAGTTCAAACCCTGCACCCTCACGCCCGCGCAGACGCGTGCCATGGAGGTGGCGCGCGTGACCTTCATGGACACCTGTCCCTTCTTCGCCCAGGTGTATTTCTCGATCGGCGAGGAGATCTTCACCAAGGATTTCCCGACGGCGTGCACTGACGGCAAGCGCATATGGATCAACCCGGATTACTTCTGCCAGTTCAAGCCGCTCGAGCAGGTGTTCATCCTCGCGCACGAGGTGGATCACATGGTGTGTTCACACCCCACGCGCATGAAAAACTACGCACGCCAGGATCACATCAGGAACAAGCCGGTGGATCCCATGTTCGCCAACGTGTGCATGGACCTCGTGATCAACGCGCGTCTGGTTACCTCCAAGGTGGGCGCGGTTAACCCCGACTGGTTGTTCGATCCGAAGATTACCGGCGAAGAACTCTGGGAGGACGTGTACGAGCAACGATACACGATCCCACCGCCTCCGCCCCCATCCTCCTCTCCGCTGACGCCGGGCAGCAACGGTCAACCAGGAAACTCCGGGAGTAACCAACCTCAGCCCCAGCAACCCACAGCCGGCGGGTCGAACAAGACGCTGCGCGGTGCCAAGGGTGATCCCACGGCTGCGAAGCAGGGCGGCCAGTTCGATCAGGTGCTCGAGCCCGCCGACGACCTGCCCGACGAGCATGAATTCAAGGAGGCCGTCGCGCGCGCTGCCGGTTTGGCCAAGGCGATGGGCAAGATGCCCGCCAACTATCAGCGCATCGTCGACGAGATCCTCGATCCGCAGATCGACTGGCGCGAGCATATCCGCCTCGTGATGACCGGCAAGATCGGCCATAACAACGAGACCTGGGCCAAGCCGAACCGCCGGCGCATGGCGACCAACCCTCTGGTGATTATCCCGGGCAAACGCGGATATGGCTGCGAGACGGTGGTCGTCGGCGTGGATACCTCGGGCTCTATCGGCGACGCGGAGCTGGCGGTGTTCCTCACCGAGGTCGGCGGCATACTCAATGCGGTCCGCCCGCAGCGCATCGTGGTGATCGGCTGCGACGCCGACGTATCCCAGGTGGACGAGGTGCACTCGCTCGACGAGTTCCAGTCACTCCGTAGCAAGGGCATCAAGGGGGGCGGCGGCACGGACTTCCGGCCGGTGTTCGAGTATGTGCGCGAGCACGACCTGCGACCGGAGACGCTGGTGTACCTCACGGATCTCGCAGGGGTATTCCCCGATACCAAGCCGGGTTACCCAGTAGTCTGGGCTGCGACAACGAATGATCCGGTGCCATTTGGCGATGTGGTGCGCATCAAGGCCACCACGTAATATCTTGCTTGACGTTAGCACAGAATGCACTAACATACATGCGAGAACCCGATGAACCCGAACTCCCTTGCCGAATACGTTGCCCACCAGAGTAACCTGCTCAACCGCATGGCGACCCAGGCGGAAACGCTTGGGTTTTGCCTTGTGCCCCACGGCATCAACCCGCACACACTCAACACCCGCTTATATAACTTTATGTCCGGCGGCTTCGGCGATCTGTTCGACGCATGGTGCCGTACTCATGGTCGTAAATACATACGTATCAACACATGGTTTTCTCCGATAACTCACGACGGCGCGCTCTTCAACTTTCTCACCCACTGGAAATTCGAGGTTCCGCGCACCAAGCGCATGCGACCCATCGTCGTGGCACTGGATCTCGTGTGTCACGTCGTCACACAGAGCGATCAATCCCACTGGGCCGCGCGACAGGTCGCCAACCTCGCCGCCTCGGCAAGCAAGCGTCCCGTTTCGCGGCACTGCCACGACTGCCATGAATACCAGGGGAACACCCTCGCCACGCTGGAACTCATGATCAGTATCCTGCGCATGCCGCCGCACCACGCGATCCTCACCGATACCTACACCCCCCGCGAACCTCGCCGGAGTTAATCCCATGCCCAATGCCGCCATCCCGACCGGGATACGCTCGATGATCAGCAGCCGCGCCATCGGTCTGGCCGAGCGCGTGACGGCCTACTCGCTGCTGAACTTCCCGCTCGACATCAACGACCTCGAGACGCGGATCAACGACCCGGTGCCGCTCGATATGATGCGCACGCTGCAGGGCCTTGGTATCGAACAACCCGTGTCCAACGACATCAACGTGTGTTTGCTCCGTAGTGATATCCCTGCGCTCAAGCGCGGCGTGATCGTCCGGCTGGACTACCTGCCTAAACATATTCTGGTGCCGCGCCGGGGCGTGATGGGCACCGTGTATAATTTTAATTGGGCGGATCCGCCCAGCTCGAAGCACAAGAACGCCGCCTATATGCTGAACCTCGACGGGCTCGACGAGAACAAACTCCAGGCGCTGGGCACCTGGGCGAACAACGCCGTGTATAACTGGCGCATGCAGAAGCTGGTCGCGGAGATAGTGACCCAGACGATACACCATGAGAAATACACCCGCACGATCGGGCACCTGCATGCGTGGTGGCCGGCACTGTGCGATATGGTGGACGCCAGCGAGAAGGTCTGGCAGGACCGCATGCGCAACCCGCCCCGTCGCAACCTGAATATCTACAAGCCCGATGACGCGGCAGCGCACGCGAAATACGCCAAGCACCGCGAGCTGGCCGACCACGTGTTCGTCAAGGCGCGCATGCTGCCCGCGTATAAGCATCCCGAGGGCATGTCACGGGCGCTCATCATGCACGTCGAGAAGCTGCAGGGAGACGTATATATCTAGCCCGGCTCTAGCTATGGACGGAATAAATCCGTTGTGCTTAACGTCTGACCCCTTACTACCGGTGGGATGCCAGACCCATCGGCAGCAGAGGGTCGCGGGGGCGGCGGGACACCGGACGGGGTCCACCGCCCCCGCAGCACTCACCCACAGGGGTTCTTGTGCGCAGCCTAGCGAGCGATAATACCACGAAACCCAGGGAGATCGACGGATGATAATCACTGGCGATTACGAGACGGCGTACGACAGTGAGTATTCCCTCACCAAGATGTCGGAGACCGACTACATCCTCTCGCCGCTGTTCCAGCCCATCATGCTCGCCCTTAAAGTGAGCGACGGGCCCGTGGTCACCCACGTGGGCGACCAGGACATACGTGCGGCTGTCACTGCGATCGATTGGTCACAGGTGGCGTTCCTCTCGCATAACGCGCGCTTCGACGCGAGCATCCTGGCGTGGCGCTACGGGTGCTACCCGAAGCTCTACCTCGATACGTTCTCGATGGCCCGTGCGATGACGCACGCCCAGACGGGCTCGTCGTCGCTCAAGGCGGTGGCGGACTACCTCGGGTTGCCGCCTAAGGGTGACTACGTAGTGAACGCCAAGGGCAAGCGCCTCGAGAGTTTCCTCGCCGACCCGCAGGAGCTTAACCTGTATATGAGCTACTGCGAGCACGACACCCGGTTGTGCTATGAAATTTTCAACCTGTTCAGGTTACACGGGTTTCCTACCAGCGAGCTGCAGGTGATCGACATAATGCTTCGCATGTTCATCCAGCCGCAGGCCAAACTCAACGAGTTCGCGCTGGCCGAGCATTTACACATGGTTCAACAGGAGAAGGCTCGCCTCATCGCCAACGTGCAGGTGGAACACCCGAAGCAGCTATCCTCCAACCCGCAGTTCGCCGAGCTGCTCGAACAGTTGGGCGTCGAGGTGCCCCGTAAGATATCCCTTACCACGGGCAGGGAGACCTGGGCGCTGGCGAAGAACGATCGGGGGTTCCGCGAGCTGCTCAACGACCCCGACCAGCCCACCGAAGTGCAGGCGCTGCTGGCGGCCCGCGTAGGGGTCAAGTCCACCATCGAGGAGACCCGCGCGATCACCCTGCTGAACCTCGCAAGGCAGGACTGGGGCGTGCTGGGGCCGGCCGGTGGGTCCGCCTGGATGCCTGTCCCCTACCGATACTATGGCGCGCACACCGGCCGGCCGTCGGGCGACGGCGGGTACAACTTCACCAACCTCAAGCGGGGCTCGCCCCTGCGTGCCGCCATTACAGCCCCCGAGGGCATGCGCATCGTGCACAGGGATTCATCGCAGATCGAGGCGCGGCTGGTGGCGTGGCTGGCCGGGTGTGTGTCCCTGGTGCAGGCGTTCGCCGAGGGCCGCGACGTGTATTCCGAATTCGCCTCGCGGTTCTACGACATGCCGGTAACCAAAAAAGACGTGCCGCGCCGGTTCGCGGGTAAAACCGCCATACTCTCGCTGGGGTATGGGTGCGGCGCGAAGAAATTCCGCAATGCGTTGTACATAGGCGCAGGAGGTATGAGCCTGGATCTCACGCTCGCGGAAGCCGAGGAGCTGGTGTCGTTCTACCGGCTGGATTCCTACCCCGAGATCCCCCTGCTGTGGCGTCGGGGTGAGGGTGCGATCAATCGAATGATCCGCCGGCTGGGCAGCATGGACGCCCGTGTGCTGCCGCATGAGTTCCTGCCCGCGCTGCCCGTGGTCGTCGAGGGCGACGGGTATTTCATGCTGCCCAACGGGCTGTATATCCAGTATCCGAAGTTACGCCGGGAGTATGACGCCACGACGGGCGGGTATGAGACGGTGTACGCCTCGAGCAAGGTCGACGCGATGAAGATCTATGGCGCAAAGCTCGTCGAGAACGTCACCCAGGGGCTGGCGCGCATCGTGATCACCGACGTGATGCTCCGGGTGTTCAACCAGACGGGCTATCATCCGGCATTGACAACCTATGACAGTATTGATTACGTGGTGCCCGGGAGCGAGGTAGAGAGCTTCGACAGGATACTAGAACGCGAATTCGCCATATGCCCCGAGTGGGCACCCGGCCTGCCGCTGGCGTCCGAGGGAGGCTGGGGAGTTTCGCTGCTGGACGCTGAGAAAGCGGTGAACCGGTGATGAGCGGACATTTAGGACCACATCATACACTTGCCGACGCTAAAAAATACTTGAAGGCAAAACTCTTAAACGGTGGTGGTATATGTCCGGTCTGCACGCAACTTGCGAAAGTTTACAAGCGCCCGATTAACGCCGGTATGGCTTGTTCACTTATTACCATGTATCGCACGTTCGGTCTTGATTTTGGCTATATCCCGGAGCTACCAGCCAAATCGCGGGAAGAAGGCAAGTTGGTTTATTGGGGGTTGGTCGCAGAAGCACATGAACTCCGACCCGATGGTGGGCGTGCTGGATGGTGGCGGGTTACCGAGAAGGGCGAAGCATTTATTCGACACGGGTTAACGGTGCCGAAATACGCACTTATCTACGATGGTCGGTTCCTTGGTTACGACAACCCGGCCGCGCAAATCGACATTAGGGACGCGCTGACGGACAAGTTTAATTTAGAGGACCTGATGGCAGCGCGAATATGAACACATCTGCACGAGTGTAGGAGGTTTGCTACAGTGGAAGACCCCCCCGGTTGCGCCGAAATGAGTATCATCACCGTCGTTCGAGGATTAACCATCAAAAATGGCAAGCCCCATGAATATTTCAGCCTAAAGTTCGAAGGGCATATCAAATACGCAGACGCTAAAGCAGCCATCATCGAAATGCTCGAGGAAACCGGCGCGCAGCGTGCTATAAAGGTTGAAATGCTGGTCATGGAAGATGATGACGATGATGAGTGACGTTGCATCCAAGCCCTTCACCTGGAGCTACTCGGCGCTGAAGAACTTTGATACCTGCGCTCGTCGGTACTACGAATACAACATCGCGAAGAGCATCGACGAGCCCGAGAGTGTGCACCTGCGCGAGGGGCATCGGGTGCACTCGGCGTTCGCCGCGCGCATCAAGGACGCCGCCCCCCTGCCCCTCGGGCTGACCATGCACGAGGGGATGCTTGCGCGCCTCGTCGACGCGCCGGGGGAGATCTACGTGGAACAACGCCTGGGGCTCACCAGTTCGTTCCAGCCCGCTGAGTTCTTCGGGAAGAACGTATGGTTCCGCACCGTGCTCGACGTGGTAAAGATCAAACCCGACGGGCGGGCGCTGATACTGGATTGGAAAACCGGCAAGGTCGCCGACGACATGACCCAGCTGGCCCTGAGCGCCGTCACCCTGTTCGCCCATGATGCCCGCGTGCACGAGGTCAAGGCGGCACTCATCTTCACCGCCTACGGTGAGCACGTCGAGGAGAGCTACTCCCGGAGTGACGTGACCAGCATCTGGTCGCGCATGCTGCCCAAGGTGAACCGGCTGCTCGACGCGCATCAAACCCAGCACTACCCTCCCAACCCGGGCGGGCTGTGCCGCAGGTGGTGCGCGGTAACATCCTGTCCGTTTCACGGGAGATAAAATATGTCGCTGCCCCAGTGGATGTTCGGAGGAGTGCAACCCGTGGGTACACCTTCGCAGGTGCCTGCTCGACCGAAGCTGCCGCCAGGATGGTTGTCGAACCCGGCAGTGAGTAGCCAGATGGCGCAAGAGATCATCGCCCAGACGGCGCAACAGAACGTCGCCCAGATGAACGCCCAGTGGGCCAGCGTACGTCAGACAGCGGCGCTGCCGACAACCGTGGACAACCCCGTGCACAACGCCATGAACGCTAAGCTGTTCAAGCTGAGCACCCAGCTGCCGATGCGCCTGATCCTGCAGATCAAGAGCGTCAACTTATACAACGACCCGATGCGCATCGAGGTGCTTTACATGAACGACCACGTCCTGGTTATCCCTGACGTGGACGCCTTCCCGTCCGAGGAACACATCGCGCGAATTGCCTTGGAGTGCCCGTAAACTTTACGTAATATCCACCTGCGCCGGACGCGCTTACGTGTGTTCGGGAGGGTGGGTCATGCCTGAGGGTATGGTAGGTGGCGCTGTCGAGGTCACCAAGTCGCTGGTCTCCAAGTGGCCGCCTGCGCTGCTGGCTTTGATCGTGCTCAACCTGATTACCGTTGGTGCTTTCATGTGGCACCAGGGCAACGTGATCGTCTCCGAAGAGCGTGTCGTACTCAAACGCATGGACTCGATCAGCAGTCTCATAAAGGCCTGTGTCGATGGCGACCACCCCCGAGAGCAGAATCAAGGACAAGATCCGCGCCGTCCTTAAATCCTACGAACATATATATTTCTTCATGCCCGTGCCGACGGGCATGGGTGCCACCACGGTCGACTTCCTGTGCTGTTACCGGGGGCACTTCTTCGGCATCGAAGCGAAAGCACCGGGCAAAATCCCTACTCCCCGCCAGGAGTACGTGCTAGAACAAATACGACTAGCCGGTGGTAGCACCTTCACGATCGACGGCGACGCCGGTCTGGATGCACTGCGCGAATTTCTGGAGATAGGACAGCAGGTTAATGAACGCACACACCCCGACAACCCATACCTTCGTCGCTAAAGGCGGCCAGTACGTCGCCGTGCCCCACTCGCCGGCGCTAGCGGCGATCATACCCCACGCACAGATCTTCGAGTGGCGGGGCATGAAGATGCTCCTGATGCCCAACAAGCCCGAAGAAGCACGCATCGCGCGCAACCTGGGGGTGATGGTGCCGAGCCCGATCCTCACGCGCTATGATTGGAAGGGCACCAAGCCCTGGGACATCCAGCGCACGACGGCAGCTCTCTTGGCCGAGAGCGCACGCTGCTACGTGCTATCTTCTATGGGCACAGGAAAGACCAGGGCTGTCATATATGCGGCGGACTATCTGATTCGGATGGGTCTGGCCCACCGAATCCTGGTGGTTGCGCCATTATCTACACTCACACCGGTATGGGAGAAGGAGTTCTTCGACCTGGGCCTGTCCGCCGAGGTGCGTGTGCTCTACGGCTCGCGGGACAAGCGACTCAAGTTACTCCGGGAGCAAAAGCGCATCTGCATCACCAACCATCACGGGCTGCGCGTGATGGGCGATGACATACTGCGCGGGGGGTTCGACATCGTGGTGTTCGATGAACTCGCGATCTATCGCACGCGCACCACCCAGCTCTGGAAGTTCGCCGCGCAGCTGGTCAACTGCACCAGCACCAAGTTCGTGTGGGGGCTCACGGGTTCACCCACGCCCAACGCACCCACCGATGCCTGGGGGCAGATGCGTCTGCTCACGCCGGCGAACACCACACGTTCGTTCGTGGCGTTCCGGGATCAAACCATGCGTCGCGTCACGAGCTTTCGCTGGGTGCCCCGGCCCGAGGCCAACGCGGTGGTGCAGGCGGCGATGAACCCGAGCGTGCGCTACACGCGCGACGACGTTATGGAACTCCCCGAGTGCAGCTACGTGGATCGCCATGTGCAGCTCGAGACCGATGCCGCCAAAGCCTACAAGCTCATGTACGACAAGTCGCGCATGATCACCCACTCAGGGAAAGAAATCACCGCCGTCAACGAGGGCGTGCTGCAGAACAAGCTCTTGCAGGTATCATGCGGGTACCTCTACGCTAACGACAAGACGGTGTACGCCCTGCCCTCGCAGGGTCGTCTGACCGCGCTGGAGGAAACCCTCGACGAGACTGATCACAAGTCCATCGTGATGGTGCCCTACCTGCATGCGCTTGATGGTGTCGCAGCACACCTTCGCAAGAAGGGCTACGACATTGCGGTCGTGCATGGCGGGGTAGGTCGTTCCGAACGCGATACTATATTTAATGATTTTCAGTCTGGACAATCCCCGCACATCCTGGTAGCACACCCGCAGTGTCTGGCACATGGGCTGACGCTCACACAGGCCGACACCATCGTTTGGTATTCGCCCACGCAATCCCTCGAGATCTACGAACAGGCCAACGCGCGCATCAACCGACCCGGCCAGAAGAACAGCACTTACATCGTGCATATGGTAGGCACTCACGTCGAACGTGCGACATACACCCGCCTCAAGATGAAAGAGCGCATGCAGTCTTGTTTGCTCAACCTCTTCAAGGAGCAACCCCTCGCCTTCTAACTACAGGAGTATGACCCGTGTCCGAAGTCACCGAGAAACCCCGCATGACCGCCGACGACATGATCAACAAATACGTTCGCCTGCGCGACAAGGTGAAAGATATCAAGGCCCAGCACACCGAACAGCTGGCACCCTACGCCGAGGCAATGAACACGCTCGAAGGCTGGATGCTCGAAGCGATGAACCAAGCCGGCCTCAAGTCCATGAAGTCCGTACATGGTACCGCCTATAAGTCCACACGCGTCAGCACGAAGGTACTCGACTGGACCGAGACGCTGACCTACATCCGTCAACACGAGGCATGGGATCTACTGGAGGCGCGCGTTTCCAAGTCGGCGGCAGCTGTCGTCGTCGAGGAGACCGGGGCACCCATCCCCGGGGTGGAGACCACGAGTGAGATCGTGGTAAACGTCCGGCGAGCCTCCGCGACCGCTGGCACCAACGAGGAGCAAGGTAAGTGAACCAACTATCCCCCCTATCGTCCAACGTCCCTGCATTCATGCAGAATGCGTCGCGTCACAACCTCAACGCATCCGCGTCACAGAACTTATCCACACCTTTCTCAGTGGTATCCATCAAGGGCAAGGTCTGGCGCATCAAACATCGCGGCGTCGAAACCATTCTCCAGACGTCGGCAGGGACCGACCATCATGGCCGGCCCCTGCCTGTCGCACCGGTGCAGACCATCGACGTCGTGGTGGTCGGTCTTGCGTCGGGCGTGAGCAAGACGTTCTACACCGGCCAGTACACCGAGGGTTCCGCCGAGAAGCCGGACTGCATGTCCGCGAACGGTGTGACGCCTGACGTCGGTGTGCCTCACAGGCAGAGCACGCATTGTGGTCCGTGCCCGCAGAACCAGTGGGGCTCGCGCACCACGGCGCAGGGCAAGCGCGCCAAGGCGTGCCAGGACGCCCGCCGGCTGGCGATCGTGCCCTCCGGTGACGAGGCCAACGACAACTTCGGTGGGCCGATGCTGTTCCGCATCCCCGCCATGTCTCTCGGCGCACTGGACAAGTACTGCCGCGACCTCGAGCGCATGAACGTGGACATCTCGCAGGTGATCACCCGTCTCGGGTTCCAGCCGAGCATGGCGTATCCGTCCATCACCTTCGAAGCCGTGGGATATATCCAGACCCCGGAAGCCTACGCGATCGTCGACGAGCACGTGCGTTCGGAGATGGTCAACCGCATCGTCAACGAGAGCGGGCTGGAGCCGGCGTCCACTGTGGACCAGCCGGTGAGCGCACTCGCGCAGGCAGCACGGCCGACCTTCATGCCGATGCAGTCGGCCAAGCTGCCGGTCGAGCCGGTGGCGCTTGCGCCGGCACCGGCACCGGCACCGTCACCGGCACCGTCGCCGTTCCGGCAGGCAGCAGCCTCGCAGGAGCCGCAGCAGCCCACCCAGCCGCCGGCGCCGGCCCCGGCACCAGCCCCCAAGCCGCCGCTGCCGGCAGCCGCCAGCGCGGGCCCGGCTCGCGCCCGGGCGCCCCGGGCGGCGCCTACCAACGGTGCTGCGGCGCCGGCACCCGTGAGCGCCGGGCCCGTGGTGACGGGCGCGCCGGAGGACATGGCGTCGGTGATCGATAATCTACTCGGCTGACCCGGCATGATCCGCCGGCAGGGCACTGGCAGCCCTGCCGGCGGATCTGTTTTGGGAGGTCAGCCATGGATTTGCCAACGACGCTGGCGCGCATCGTGCCGACCACGCCGGATACACATCTGGTTATCGCTTACGGCACCACAGGTAACTTCACACACAAGTTTTTCCCGGCCGACACTGGCCATCTAAGTGCTGCCAACCTGCTCAGGCAGGTATCTGCCCAGGGTCTGCAGGCCTACTTCGCCGTGGCCGGGTTCGCCCGGGCGAGCCGCAAGCAGGCTGACGTCGCGGGCATACGTGCACTCTACATCGACGCCGACGTGTCGCGGCCCGGGGACGGCAAGGCCAACGCCTTCCCGGATCGCGCGGCGGCGTGGGCGTGGCTTGCACAGTTCACCCAGGGCACGGGCCTGCCCCTGCCCAACACGACGATCGACTCGGGCTACGGGTATCACTGGTACTGGGTGCTGGACACGGTGCTCGATCGGAGCACGTGGCAGGGGCTGGCGGACGCATTTCTGGCCGCCATGCTTGCGCATGGCTGGGTCGGCGACACCAACGTCACGATCGACAGCGCCAGGATATTACGCCCGCCCGAGCTGCTGAACCACAAGGTCCCCGAAGCGCCCGTCCCGACAAGCGTGGTCGAACACCCGAAGCTACCTACAGACGATCACGATCTCACGCTCATAGAAAATAAACTACAGCCCTACCGGAACTCGGGCGCGGGCGTGACTCGGGCGGGAACTCTGTCAAGGGTAATTAAATCCCCCGTAACAAGTTTGGGCACGCCGCCGGCGCACATCACTCCGGGAGTAAGCCCCGGCCTGAACGCCGGGGCCAGCGCCAACCTGGGTGGATTGCACGAGCCGCACTGGTTCGAGGAGGTATCCAAGCGCTGCCTGCAGGCAGGTAGATCCCTCTTGGCGGGCGGCGCGGGTGACCCCTACCCGCTGTGGTACCTGGGCTGGCTAACCATGCTCGTGTTCTGCGAGGACGGGGCTGACTTCGTGCACCCGATATCTCAGGGCCACGTGAAATATTCACAGGCCAACGTGGATAGTCATTTCGCCAAGGCCCAGCACGAGGTCACAACCAAGAACATTGGCCCGCCCACCTGCGGCAAGATCGACATGGCCAACCCCGGCCTGTGTCAGGCCTGCCCGCACTGGGGGAACATCACCTCCCCCGCCCAGCTGGGCTACCAGAGCGACCCCGCGAGCGACACGGAGCTACCCGACGGCTACCGCCAGTCACCCACGGCGCAGCAGGTTGAGTACCAGTATGCCACCGCCAAGACCGTGCGCTGGGTGAAGCTGATCCCAGGCATCGTGAGCAACCCCTGGCTCGAGGTGATCCGTGGCGGGGGCTACCGGATACACTTCACCTACAGCTTCGGCGGCGAGGACAAGCCGGTCAACGCGAGCGACGTGGACCTCGGCACCGGCGGCGTCGAGGTGGCGCGCTCGCTCGCCCGGCTGGGGATCACCGCATCGAAGGACCAGTTCGTACATATAGGAGCGTTCCTCGTGGCCTGGATCAACAAGCTCCGCAACCAGCGGGTGATCAGCCGTGACGGGCTGCGGCCTTTCGGGTGGACCACCGACGAGCAGGGTAAGCACCTGGGCTTCGCGGTCGCCGGCATGCACTATCTGGCCAACGGCACCGAGGAAACCATCGCCGCCGGCGACGCGATGATCGCTGCCTACTACCGGCCGACGGGCGAGTATGCCGAGTGGCGCAAGCCGGGCCCGCTGTTCGAGACCAGCGAGCCCGCCGCACAGCTGATCGTTGCCACCGCCTTCGCCGCGCCCCTCATCGCCCTGGCAAGCGTGGTGAAGGGTGTGACGTGGAACTTCTGGTCGACCAGCTCGGGCGTGCGCAAGACCGCCGCGATGGAATACGCGCAGTCAGTATGGGGTGACCCGGTACAGAAATCATCCCAGTCCGATACCTACAACGCCATAGTGAACCTGCTCGGCACCACGCGCGTGCTGCCCAGGTACTGGGACGACATGCGCTGCGAGGACAAGGAGTCCCAGGAAACCTTTAACGCCCTCGTGCACAGCATCACGCAGGGTGCCGAGAAGAACCGCCTGAGTTCGGCAGCGCAGTTGCAGACGCGTCGCGAGTGGGAAACCATGCTGGTGATCTCCTCGAACCGTTCGCTGAGCGACCTGCTCTCCAACAACGACGTCAGCGATAGCGGATACCAACGCCTGATCCAAGTGAAGTTTGAGGGACAGCCCACGGCATACAACGCTCAGGTCGGCATGACGCTGAACCTGATCAAAACCAACTACGGTCATGCCGGACGGATCTACGCCAAGCACATCGCCGGGCACCACGACGAGATCCAGCAGGAGATCGTCCAGGCGATGGAGATACTCGGGCAGCGGTTCACTATCCAGCAATCCGAGCGGCACTTCATCACCGCGATGGCGTGCGTACTGGTCGGCGCGCGCCATGCCGAAGCGCTGGGCCTGTTCACCTTCGATCATAAGGGCATGCTGAACTGCATGCGCCTGTCGCTGGGCGATCTGCGCAGCGCCACCGGTGCGCAGGTGCTGGTGAACAGCACCGGTGCGTTCGATCCCGTGGAAGTACTCCACCGCTACGTGCACCACGAAGCAGCACGCCGGATACGCACCGATATCATTTATGCGCCGGGCGGTCCGAAGCCCCACCCCATCGGACCGCCGACCGCCAACAACATCAACGTGCAGATCGCCGAACGCACCGGGACATTGCGCATCAACCGGGTGGACTTCCGCAAGTGGATGACCAGCGTGAACATCCCGGCGAACCAGCTGGTGGATCAGCTGGCACAGATCCAGGGTGTCCGGCAGACCCGCGAACACATCGGCGCAGGTACAGTATGGGCCACCACCAAGATGTGGGTGCTGGATATACCCCTGGTCGGGCCCTTCGTCAGCTTCATCGACGGCGCCGACGCGCACCCCGATCCGAAGATCGCCAAACTGTTTCCTGTGAAACGCAATGTGTGAAAACCCTCGTTTGGAGACGATCCCGATGGATGAAACCGAATACGACTGCGTGGACTGCGGCCAGCACGTCGTTGCGTGGGAGTTTTATGGCACGACCGAGCCGGGCAAGCGGTGCAATAGTTGCGATTGGATACGCGACCACGTAGCGCCGGAACATCATGCGGCGGTGCGCGAGCGGCTAGGCGTCCCGCTCGCAGGATCGACCGATGGCTGAGACGCGCGACGAACGTCAGGCGTTTATCGCCGAGGGTGTGCGCAAGCAGGCGCTCTACGCCGCCCAGCGTCTGCTGCATACCGACCGTGTGCGCGAAGAACTTATCGTCATGCGTGAATACGAAGTGATCTGGCAGCGCATCGTGTGTGGGTATCACCAGCAATGGAGTGCGAAGCATGGCTGAGTTCGTCTGCCTGCGTCATGGATCTGCCTACCGTGGGCTGAACTGTCCCATATGCAACAACAACGAGCTAATCATGCAGGTCTCAGTTGTCAAACTTCCGGCGGTTCGCAACCGCGCTGACCACCCGAAGGTTACTCCGGGAGTTACCGCCCCCCTTGTCGAGCGGCTTTATGTGATCAACGGTCAGCTTACTGCGTGGCGATAGCTTGCCGGCCTTGATCTCGGCGGTGCGTGCCTGATCTCGTTCGACGCGCTTCTTCTTGCCCGCCTCGCTGGTCTCGCGGGCGATGTAGTACGCCCGGTTGCGCAGGTAGCTGGCGTGGGACTTAGTTGGCATTGGCGAAGCTCCCCGCCTGCATGAGTGCCGCCGCGCCCTTCTTCGGCAGGCGCAACCCCATAGTGGCACCGGACTTCTTCCCGGCCTTCTCCTGCTGCAGCAGCTGGTCCCGCGTGATGCGCGCGGTCGGGTGCGTCGCGTTGTAAGCGACGATCGCCTGCCACGCCGACGCGCGCTCGCTGGGGCTGCCTTCCATCCAGCGGGTCTCCAGCTGCGAGCGCTCGGCGGATTGTTCCTGGCGGGCCTCGAGCACCGCGTTGCGCCCCTCGCGGAACTCGGAGACGCGCGCCGGCTGGAACCCCGCCGCCTGCAGGGCGTAGTCCCCGTAGGACAGCTTGGACGGGGGCAGGATCGTCTGGCCTTTGGAGTCGGTGACGCCCTTGCTGGCCAGCTGGATCGCCTTGTACGGGTCGCGTATGACACGGGGCAGGGCGTTCTTCAGGCCACCGAAATCTCCCTGCGCCAGCTTCCCCGCACCCTCCATGATGTTGGCAAGGTTCTCGCCGGTGGCACCCGTCACGAGATGCATGAGCGCCTCGGTGATGCCCTTCTTGCCGAAGTTGGACAGCTCGGGCATCTCCATCAGGTTGTTCAGGGACACGCGCCGGTGCACGTCGAACCCCAGCGCATGAGGCAACCCGCGTGATATGAGTTCGCCCATCTGCGGGCCAACCACGTGGGCGATCGCCGCCCGCATGGAGTTCTCATAGTTGTGCGGGTCGCGGCCATGCAGGAGATCCCAGGCGCCGCCCAGGTATCTGATCGCGTCGGTCGTGGGTAACCCCAGCACGCCGGCCATCATGGCGTGGCTGGCCATGAGATACGCCAGCGACTTGCGCGCCTCCCAGCGTTCGTCCTTGGTGCCGGCACGCATGCTCTCTTTGATGAGTGTGCCCATCATCGCATACATATGCAGGCCGTAGCGTTTGAACTGCATCAGCGGTGCGCCCAGCATACCCAACGGGCCCTTGGCTGAAGTGAGCAGCTCGCGGTTGCCGGCCATGTAGTTGGGCGCCACCCGGCGCGCGGTCTTCTCGGCGTACTCGACGGACTTACCTATGTCGCCCTTGGTCTTGGCGTGCTCCAGTTCGGCCGCCGAGTAGGCCGAGACGAAGCGGTTAATCGCGTCCACATAGTGCGCCATGATCTGATTGGTATCGGACACGCGCTCCCACATGCCGGCGACCTTGCCGCCGAACACACCCTCGGGGTTCATCTGCCGGCGCAGGTCGCTGGTCATTGTGTGGTCCACGAGACCCGTGTCGGCGAGCATCTTATGCACCGCGTCGACGAGCGCCTTGTTGGCGCCGGGCATATCCCGGAACCGCTTGGCCAGCATGTCCAGCACGTTCCAGTTGGATGCGCTGAGATCGTGACGCATGGCCGACAGCATCGCGTTGGGAGACTTGCCCAGTATCGGCGCGGCCTTCGCGAGGTTGCGCGCCACCGCCGCCGACGATCGGATCACCCCGTGCCGTCCGGCGAGCAGGGCGATGCTGTTGGTGTGTGCCTCCATGGTGGCGGTCACCATGTGCGAGGGTGACATCAGCGAGAGCACGTAGTTGAACGCGTTCACGTGCGCCAGATTGCGCTGCGCCGAGTTGTTCATGTCCTCGGGCCGCTGGACGCGCTTCTCGAGCGACTGGATCACCATCGCCATCTTGTTGCCGAGGTCAGGCTTGGCACCCGGGCGTTCGAGGTCGCGCTGCTGCGCCCAGAGATTATCGAAGGTTGCTTGTCTCTCGGCGCCGTGGCGCAGGTAGCCGATACGGTTGGTGTGGTTGATGAACTCGTGGGATAGCACGCGCGCGTGGTCGATCGAGGCACCGGGTATGCCCTGGCGTTTCAGCCGCATGCGCGCGGCCTGCCCGTCGGCCATGTGGTTGACCAGGATGCCGGCCAGCGTGTCCCGGGCCAGTTCAGCCTGCTTGGCGCTGAGGCCCTTGCGCGTGAGCGCGCTCTCCAGTTCGCCGACCGCCGGGTGCGTGGCGAGTATGTCCTGGGTGAACTTCTGGTTGTGGCGGGTGACCTGGAACACGTCCTTGTCGCCGTATTGCTTGACCAGTTCGGCGCGACGATCCTCGGCTTTGGATTTACGATCGAAGAACTCGACGCCCTGGTTGTCGCCCGTCCCGTACTTCACCACGTATTTCCCGTAGCGCCTCTGAGGGAAGTAGTCCCCCTGGGTGTAACCATACGAGTGGGCACGCGCGATCATCTTGGCGAGGTCGCGGTTCTCAGACCACTTATCCCCGAAGGCCTTGGCGATCTCGGAGTTGTCCGGATCGGCCATGAACTTGGCGAGGGTCTCCTTGTTGCGGGCTGCCTGTGCGAAAGCCTCTGCCTGCGCGTCCGTCACATCGGGTATGACAGCACGCAATGAACCCTCGAGTTCCGCTTCGCGAGACTCCTTGTAGGTCTCCTTGTACAGATCTCTGGCGTCGCCATAAAAACCTTTGGCTGCGGGAGATAGCTTCGCGTAGTCCGCCTGACCCTGCTTCAGTTCTGCCAGCTGCTCGGGTGTCGTCAGGTGCTTGTTGGCGTCCGCCGGCAAGCTATCCCCCAGGTGCATCTCACCCAGGGACGCGCGGTTCATCAGCGAACCCAGTTCCTTCTGGTCGGACAAACCACCCCACGTCTTGAGCAGACCACGCACGCGATCGCCATACTTGTTGGCGGCGTCGGTGCTGGCCTTGGCTATCTTATCGCGAACTCGTTGGTAATCCACCAATCCGGGGAGATTGTCCTTGTGCAGGCTGGTGATGGCGTCGACGTTGGTGGCGCCGGTGACGGCGTTGAATAGTCGATCAGGTAGATTGCTCGGACGGATCCGTTCGAGCACACTTCGTCCAGTGTCACGAAGTCGATCGGTGGAGGCGTGCAGCAGAGGCTCGGCGTGGGCGCGAACAACAGGATCACTGGAGCGTATCCCCTCGTTGTGCTTGATCGACGCATCGAGGATATCCGTCACCGGCTGCATGATGTGATCAAGCAGCGTGTATTCGCTGGCACTCTTGGGTTTGTCAAACCCGAGGGCGTGCCGCGTCCAGTCGACAAAGTACCGCCAGATCGAATTGCCCTGCTTGCGCGGCGTGTAACCCAGTTCCGCCATGATCTGCCGGAACTTTGGACTCGCCTGATGCGACGCGGCGAACGCCTGCACCTCGGGGTTGGTCATCAACCATGTGTGCGTCTCGCGGACATCGCCGGTCGCGTGAACCAGCCGCGACCACACACCTGGGTCCACCGTCTCCCGGTTCAACCTTGCATGGTTCGCCAACTCGGTAGCGATCGTGCGCAGCGCATGGATCTCACGATGGTTCGGGTCGGTCCTGAGCAGGTGGTTCAGGCGTTCGGTGGTAACTGAGTGGGCGATCTCATGTAACAGGGTCTGCCCGGTTACCGGCGTGTCCATGTTGATGCCGATATGCCGCACGCCGTCGCTGCGTGCACCCGTATGATCGTAATACCCGTGGGTGCCGCGCTCCCCGCTCTCGAGGTTGTAGTGAATGCTCCGGTAACCACGACGCTGAGCTTCACCGAACGATATGATGGGTATGTTATCGTTGACACGATCGTAGAGTTTCTTGGCTAACTCCCACAGGGGGCGCTGCTCGGTCTTCAGCGCGCTGCTGCGCAAGATCGTCTCGAGTGCCGCCTTGGGCGTATAGGCAACCCCGTGTTCCTCGGACGCGCGTATGTCCCGCCGCAGATCCTCGTGCAGGCGCGGGTCGTTGGCCATGCGCACGTAGCGCGACGAGAATGGGTTGGGCAGGCCCTCAGGTGTGACGCCCTGCTGGCGTAGCACGTCGGGCTCACCCTCTGCACTCTCAACTGCGTGCCCGACGGGATCGTGGATCTCCTTAAGCGCAGCCTCCAGACGTTCGATGCGTGTTGGATCGAACTTCTTAAGCCGTTCAGCCAGCTGCTCGGTGCGGAGTTCTTTCTGCTTGCCTACCAGCTTGGTGTTAGCCTCGTGCTCCTGCTGCTGGCGCAACAATTCCTGTTCGAGCACCGGGTTCTTCGCCGAACTCAGCTCCCGGACAATCCCTTCAGAGATCGTCTCAAGCCCTGGCCGGCGTTGCCGACCACCCTTGCGGCGCTTCCCTGCGTACTCATCATGGGCATCGGCACCGCTGATCTCACCTCGAGCGATCCGGTCGACCAACTCTTTCTGAATAAGCTTGTAGTCAGTCGTGTTCGGCCGTTGTTCCTGCGTCGCACCATAATCCTGTGTGCGGACAGGAGCTTCTCGCTGAGGTTCGGCAGCGACAGCAGCTTTAAGCGAGGCGGCTTTCTCGGCAGCGGCCTCCTTCTTGGCCGCCTCGGCGGCCTTAAGTGCCTCGTCACGCGTCGCCTTGGCCTTGGCCAGGGCCTCGGTATCCACCGGCTTGGCTTCGGGGAGCTTGGACTTGGCGATCGCTTCGGCTGCCTTGGGCGCGGTGAGCGTGCCAGGGGGTAGCTCCTCGCGCTTCTGCTCGCGCTTCTCCATGAGCGCCGCCAGCTTCGTCGGCGCAGGCTTGGCCTCGACCTTGGGCTTTACTTCCGGAGTAACCTCACCGCGCATCTCGGTGATCTCGTTCCCGAAATGCGCACGCTTGCCCTTGTTCCACAGCTCGACGGGGGTCGCGCCTACTGCGGGCCCGTCGAGCGGCTTGACCATCGTGCGCCGCTCGAACTTCCCGGCGTCCTTGCCCGCTGTATATCGAACACCCCAGGCACCGCTGGAGTGCTGCGCGATCACCCGGCTGGAACCGCCTTGGGACTGAAAGTCGCTGCCCAGCTTCTGGGCGTCCTCGGCGGATACGTAGATCGTCTTCTCGGAGCGGGGCTGCACGCCCTGCTCGTCGATGCCGTGCTCGGGGCGGTATGCCTTGTCGCGCGTCGTCGTGCCGTCATCGTGCAGCGTGTAGGTGGAACCCTTGGCGGTGGTGAACCCGCGCCCCTCGGGCGCCGCGCCCGATTCAAGACCCGACCTCGCGCGCATCTCCTTCGCCATTATATTATTTACTTCGATAGGCGAATGTCCCTGCGCTGCAAGCTCGCGCCGCCTGACGTCGGCGTCCTTGCTGGTGGGCGTCACCCCTGCCGCTGTCTCTCCCGTCGATGCCCTGACATCAGCAGGGGTGACTTCAGCCTGAGGTGTGATCGATGCCCCTGGCTGATCTGGTAGAGGCTTCTCGCCGACGGCCGGCTTGGACTCTACTCCCGGAGTAACTGTCGGGGGAGACTCGGCAGGAGCTTCGGCGCCGGCGAGCTTGGGACCGGCTTGTGCCTCGGGTGCAGCCTCGACTTTGGCGCTCTCGCGAGCGTGCATCTCGGCGATCTGCTTGGTGCTCATCCCCTTGAAGCTGTCGGCCTTGCGTCCGGTCATGCTGACCAGATCGTCGACCATGTCCTTACGCGGGATGCCCTCAGTCGGCTTGATCGCTGCCGGCTTGGCCGCAGCTGCGACCTTCGCGGTATCCACCGGCCCCGTAGGCGGCGTGAGCCCGGCGGTCGCCGCCGACTGTGCTTCAGCTGACATCGCCGCAGGTGCTGCTGCAGTGCCCTTGGAGGCCGCCACAGCCTGCTGTGCGGCAACCGGTGGCTCACCCGGACGTCTCGGCGGGTTGGCCTCTGCCAGCGAGGGGAACATCTCCCCCTGGCCGGTGGTGGGGACGGTGGTGGGCGGTGCTTGGTTGATCGGCAGCTCGCCCTGCCGTGCGCCGGGCATGCCCATGGTGGGCGTGTTCATCGGCTGCGGCGGTGGTACGGGCTCGCCAGTCATCTGCGGCTTGGCGGCGTTAGCGTCTTGCGTGGTCTGGAACAACTCACCCTGCGTACCCGTCGTTGGAATACCCGACGGTGCTTGGCTCAGGTCAAGTTCGCCCTGTGTGCCCAGCGCCGCCTCTGTCGCAGCACGTTGGTCACTGGGTAGCTGCCCCGACGAACGGGTATCGTCGATGCCCTTGTGCATGATGCCGCCGATGGCACCGAACACCAGCCCCGGCAATGCGCCCGACGCGAAGGCCTTGGCGATCTTCGCGGGGTCGAAATCCTGCTGGGTGCCCGCACCTGTCGCGGCGGTCTGCGCCAGCCCTTCATCGGCGGCACTTTGGGTGCCCATCAGGCCGGCACCCTCGGCGGCACCGATGCCGGCACGCGCGAGTATCCCTCGCCCGGCGGTGCCTGCGGCACCGTGGGTGATCATACCCGACACGCCTGAGCCGGCTACGCCGCCGATCATCCCCGCTACCGGGACGATGATGCGCGCGGCGTTCTTGATCATCTCCTCGCGCGCCTGAACGTCGGTCATGTTCTGGCCGATGAGATCCTGATAGACAGGATTGTTCTTCATCTGCTCAGGCGTCGCGTCGCGGATGTTCTCGGCGATCGTGTTGTAGAGCGCGCCGGCGCCCTGCGCGGTGAAGAACCCGGCAGTCGCCGCGCTACCGCCCACTTTGCCTGCTGCGACAGCAGCTTCCTTGGCGAGCCCGAGTAGCTTGCCGGCGAACTGCACGCCCTTGGCGCCGCCGACCCCGGGGATGAAGTACGATAATAGGTTGGGCACCTGCGAGGCGATGTTGATCCCGATGTACTGCGCCCAGCCGCTCACGTCGTCGGGCATGGGTGCATTGGGATCATTGCCGAACAGGCTGGCATGGGTGGCGCGCTGCGCGGCGGGAGACATGCTCTTGACCGACGCAGCGATGTCGTCCTCGAGCGTTTTCTGCCAGCTCTTCGTCCATGTTTGCGCGGCGGGATCGGAGGATACCTGCTGCTGGGCGTAGTTCACCGCGCCCAGCAGATCCGAGCCCATCTGGCGGGCACCGTTCCATGCGGTCTTGGCGTAGTCAGACCAGTAGGTCTTGCCCTCGTCAGAGTTAATGTCCGTGGGCCGGAAAGTGAACGCCTCGCGTGTGGGATCCACCGTGAACTTGTCGGTGGCCGAGGGTATGTACTGGTGCGGCACCGGTGCGTAGCGTGACGTCCGGGCGGTCGTGGTAGGCGCGGACGTTGGCGTAGAGATGGGTGTGTAGTAACTCGGGGTGATACCCCGACCTGTGTCCTGCTGATCCTGCAGGTCCATCAGGTCATGGGTGTCACTCGCGCTGGCGTATTCATCGGCCTCGGCAGGTGGAAGAAGCGCCATCGCCTACATCCTACGTGTACGACGACATCTGCGCTTGCTGCGCGCGCGTAGATTGTATGCCTGCGAGGTTGGTAGTGAACTGCCCGGCGGCGCGTGGATCGCTCAGGCCCGCGCCCACTGTGGTCTTGGCCGGCTGCGTGTCCCCCCTGGGTAAGGGCACCGCGCCCGTCAGGTATTGTATGCGCGTGCCGCGTTGTTCGGAGACGATCGCGCGCGGTTGGGCTTTGTTGGCGTCGACGTCCGCCTGCGTGACGTTCTTGTTGTAGATACCCACATGTTTCGAGCCGTCCGGGGCGGTCAGCGGGAACATATTGGTCCGGCCACGGCTCACGTCGTCGGCCAGCACGTCGGCAGCACCGCCGGCCATGCCATAACCGCCGTGAGGCTGTGGAATGCGCAACTCCCGGCTGATCTGTGATGCCTGACCCAGGCGTGCATACTCGGCCTCGGATTTTGCGAGCGCCTCGTTGTCGCCGCTCGCACGCGCAGCTTCGATGTTGGTGCGGGCTTCGTTCATGCGCGGCTGGAAATCCGAGTTGGTAGCAGTGCTGGCCTTATCTTCCTCAGCGGCGTTCTTCTCGTCCTTGACGCGGGCAAGCTCTGCCTTATACGCAGCGGCGTCCGCCTGACGCTGTGATACGGCGGCGTCATGTTCGCGCTGCTGCGCAGCCTTCGCGTCGAGCGTCGCCTGCTTCATATCAGGCATCTCGTTGTAATAATGCGCGTGCGCGTTAGCCAATGCGATCTCCGAGTTGGTCTTCTCGTACTTCTGCACCGTGTCCAGGAACGTGCGTGGATTTTGCAGGGACATCATCTGCGTCGCGATGTGGTCCTTGTTGATCATGAAGGGCTTACCCATCGCAAGGCCGGTTTTCTCGTCGTATTGCTGCGCCAGGAGGGTTCCGTTGGCACTCACCCCGAAGCGCCCATAGGAACCGTCCGGGAAAAACGCATGCGCGCGAGCCAGTGCGCCCGCTGCGCCCTGGGTATTACCCTGCTGGAGCATCGTGTACGCCGACGCGAGGTTGCTCAGCGCACCCTGGTGGCTGACCTGAGCGATCCAGTCGGTGACGTGCGGCACCGCGTCGTAGTTCCCGTGCGCGATTGCCGCCGCCACCATGGCACCCTCGAGTTGCTTCCACCGGTCGGTCATTCCCATACCCGTGGGACCGGTAGTCGCTACGATATTCATGATCTCGTCGGGGGTCTGGGCCTGTGCCACGTCACGGTAGTTATCCCGGTAGCTCTGGCCTCCACCGGTGCCGGGCGCCAGATCCTTATTGAGTTTCATACCCGGATAGAACCGTTCGATATTTTTAGCGACCTCTGCCGGCTGGTTGCGCAGCGTGCCGTCGAAATCAGCCTGCAATTCACGGGTATGAATCGGTCCACGCCAGTAGGCATAGTTTGTCATAAAACTGTTGGCACCGAAATTCTCGTCGACCGCGAGGTGCTTGAGGTAGCGCGCGGCAAGCTTGAGCGAGTCACCTGCATCATGCACGTTGTATTGGCCGTGCGGGTCCATCATCCGGTACGTGTCGGGCATGAACTGCATCGGCCCCATCGCGCCGGCGTAGCTGTTTTCCGATGATGTCCTGAACCTGCTTTCGTTGTACCAGTGCGCGGCGAGCTGTTCGGCGGATACCGAGTTCCCGCCTTCGGCCTTGACCGCGTCGAGTACCATTTGCGCCTTCGCCGGGTCGTTCTTCTGCAACCATGCCCACGGACTGGGATTTACCGGGGGTGCGTAAGCCGTGTTGGTGGGCTGGGATTGCTGTGAATCGCCCTGCTGGCCGGGCGCCACGTCGCCGCCTTTGCCACCACCGACGGAGCCGGAACCCTGCACGGGGACGGGGGCGCTGGCCTGCTGAGAAGGGGGCGTGTCGGCGTGCACCTGATCAGGTGCGGCGGGGGTGGCGGGTTTGGCCTGACCGGTAACCGCGTCGATGCCCTTGGGTGGGTTGACGATCGACGCGTACCCCGAAGACGTCGGGTGTATCTGGTCTTTTTCGAGTTGCTTGGTATCCACCGGGCGGAACGTCGCGCCCGTCTGGTTGGCGATGTTCTGCAGGCTGGTGTTAACCCGGTTATCGGTAAGATCCTTGCGGTCGCCCACACCTACCAGCGTAACCGACGCAGCACCCTTGGCCTGTAGCGCCTCGATCTGCTGGCGCACGTAGCCCACGCTACCGTAGTCGTTGCTCGCGCCGGATGACAGGATCACGTCCTTACCGGCGATCTTATCAGCGGATGTGTTCTGGATATTATCCAGGATCGCGCGCGGACCCAGGCCCTTCTCGGCGTAGGTGGGCATACGTCCGGCGGCGCCGATACCCACACCCAAACTATCCCCGATCGCGATCATGTTGCCCGGCTGCGCGGCCGGGGGTGGTGGTGCAGCTGCGGGTGCGCCTGCGCTTGCGCCAGTTTTGGGCGGCGCGTTCGGCGCCGGCGCAAGGGGTTTCACGTCGCCCGTGCGCGCATCCAGCGTGGGCGTGGCGATCTGAGTGAACATACTCGGATCTTGGTTGGCCCCCGGCGGCGGCTCGTCGGCGTGTGCAGTACCAACACCGAGTGCGCCAAGCACCCGGCCCATCGTGGTGGGTGGCGCAGGCGGCTGCCCCGCCAAAGGTGTGCCGACCGGCACCCATTCCTGACGTGCTGGATCATACTGGTTACCGCGCCCATCGAGGATTGGCTCGGCACCGGACGCCCCCGCAGGCGCACGTACACCGCCGGGCGCGCCGTACTGCGGTATTGGTGCACGCGTCCCTGACGGTCCAGGACTTTCACCCTCACTGGTACCAACGCCCTGCGGTACTGGCGGTGCCGGCTGGGGTGGCGAAGGCGGACCCGCCTGTTGCGGAGCCACCTGACCGGGATAGGTGACCGTGGATCCTACAGGTCTGTTGGTGATCTGCGACGGACGTTGCAGTACCGAAGGCGCGGGTGGGCCCGCCTGCTGGGGCACGGGCGGTGGCGGTGGCGCAGGTGGACCGTATTGTTGGTCGTAGGTCTGCAGCCCCGAGGGAGGCGTCATGACAGGCGCCACCGGTCGAGCCTCCGGCGGCGGTGGCGGTGACGCTGGCGGATACACAATCGGTATAGCTTGCGGCGAGCGCATCGGCCGGCCGTATTCGTCAACACCGCCACCCGCTGATGTCATCGGCGTCGGTGTGGTTCCCGGCACCGCCGCAGCGCCAAACGCCGGCTCCGAAGCGCGTGTGATACCGGGAGATACCCCTCTGGGGATACGATCGATATCGGCGGCGAGCGGTGCTTCCGGCTCCTTCTTACCCCCGACGCCGCCCTCGCCCTCCTTCGTGGGTTCATCCTTCTTGGCCGGGTTACCCCACACCTCGTCGGGGTGCGCGGTTACCGGACCCGAGGTGGTCGTGGTCGTGGGCGCGGGTTGGTAGGGTTTCATCGCCGGATCGTCGGCGCCACCAGGGGTGTAACCCAGCTGCTTGCGCAGACGATCGGCGGTCTGGTCGAGGCTCTGATCAGCTGCCTGATCGGCCAGGGTTTTCTTTGCCAGATCGGCCGCATCCAGATCGTATTGGTTCTTCTGAATGCCCTGGTAGGCGTTATAAATCGACATGGCGCTGGATGCGCCATTGAATAACCCACCTGCAAACGAGCCCAAATAGAACGGCATTGATTAACCCTCTACTTCCCGTTTCAGGTTCGCCAGCGACCCGGCGATCTCGTTGACCACCAACTGCAAGCGCGCATCGTATTCGAGCCAGAGCAACGGATGGTGTTTTTTCAGGTACTTCGCCCGGTTCTCCCCCCACCACGCCGAACAGCGCGCACACTCGGGAGAATTTACTACGTAGTCATAGACCCGGGGTATCTCGACCTTCTCCACTGCGAGGTAAGCGAACACCTGCTCATGGGTCCAGTCCTGCAGAGGCAACCAGAGTTCCATCTTATCGTGAAGCATGTCACCCGACTTGGCCGGCAGCACGGGCATATCCACCGCCTTGGTGCCACGTATCAAGAGCGTGTTCCCGTCCTCGATCGTGCGTGCCATCGCAGGGTGCATCAGGTTCGACCAGCAACAATCATATCTGGGCACCAAGCGTGTGCGCGCCTGCCCCATGAGATGGCCGATCGGGTGCGCCGAAAAGGGCATCAGGTCGGTGGGTAACCCGTGGGTATTGATCCACCCCTCGACGTTGGTCTCGATGCGCGTGAAGTTGGGCACCATCTCGGCGATGCGATGCGCACTCGCCCGCATCTCCGGGAGCAGATCTCCCGTGTCGACGTGGTACACCATGATCTTATGCAGGTAGTCTCGTAACAGGTAAACGCAGGCAAGCGAATCCTTGCCCCCGCTCGCCATCAGGGCAATCTTCTCGTGACGATCCAGGATCGAATAATCTACCATTTACACGCGCCGGTCGGGTGGTGCTCTCCTTTGGTACAGGTCGCCAAACCGAAGAACACCCCCTCCCCGCTACCTCACTCGTTCGAGGTCTTGGTGCGAACCTAAGTCTTCGGCGCCAGCGTTGGCGGCAGTGGCGTGCCTGCTGTCGGCGGTGGCGTAGCCGGCAATGTGTTGTCCGGGATCAGCGACGGGTCGACGGTCACGTAGCGCCAACCGACACCCGGTATTCCGGCGACCACATAGTACACCGTCGGCGTGGGTGGCAGCGGTGTGCCCGCTGTCGGCGGCGGGGTCGGCAGCGTGTTGTCGGGCCGTGCTGGCGTACCAGGAGCTGGCCCGCCACCGACATGCGGTGGACGTTGACCCGGAAGTCCCTGGTCAGGACGCGCACCACTACCCCAGCCACCGCCCCAGGACGGCGGGTGGCCCACCGGCGGCCAGATTGCCCCAGGTGGCGTACCCGGCGGTGCCGGGACGATCGGATGGGACGCAGTAGGCGGCGGCCATACACCGGGCGGCGGCTTCGGCAGCTCGTGGTCGATGCCCGGCTGTTCGCCAGGACCGCCGATGTCGGGATAAGCAGGCGCACCCGGCAACTCGTTGTCGGGGTAACCACCACCCCCACTACGCACGTGAAGAAATCCCTTTACGAAAGGCATGCAAAACCTCCATTTATAGGCGTGTAATCTATAGCCTAGGCACGAATAGCTTTCCATAGCACAGGACGAAGTTCACTGAATATTCGCGAATACTCTTCGTCGTTATTATACAGCCGACGGAAGATCGTGTCGTCGCCCTCGGGGTTCGCGCGCGCGGTTATGTCCCAGCCGGAAATATCGGCGACGTTGCGCAGCACGTCGAACCTGATCGCGTGCGCATATAACCGCTGTGATAGCAGGAAGTTATCACCCTCAAGGCGTTCATAGTCATACACGAACAGCTCGCCGCCCGGCTTGGTCAGGCGCGCGGCCTCACGTAACGCACCACCCGGGTTGTTCGCCTGACACAGGGAGTACAGGAACATGCACCCGTCGAACGGTGCGCCGTCCAAGGGCACGTTCTCCATGTCGGCGTAGATCTTCACGTAGCCCGACGGGCAATGATCCAGCTGGAACCCGCTGTTGTTCAACAGGGTGAACCGCAGGTCCGGGCGCATCGCGCGCATCAGCATGGCCGCCTCGCCGAACCCGCACCCCATGTCCAGCCAGTGCGTGTCAGGCGCGGGGTCCATGAATTCGAGCAGTTTCTCGACGTGTCCCCAGTCGGTGTCGGCCAGCCGGTGCCCCTGTAACAAGCGCAAGCCGTGCGCAAGGGCGAGCTGCGACGAGGAGATCATGATCGGGAGCGGGATCGTCATATGATTGCTGCCGCGCCGATACCCGCGCCCAGCAGCGAGCCGATACCCGATGACTGGTTCTGTGCGATCGCCGCGTTCGCGTTGAACCCGGCCATCTGGTTCTGGAAGCCCTGGTTCATCAGGTTGCCCGCGCCGGCGAGGTTGCTCGACTGGATCCCCGCCCACTGCGTCGGCGAGCCCATCATGTTGCCGTAAGTGCTGGAGGTGTTCAGCCCCGACGCGATGCCCGCGTTGCCTGCCTGTGTCGCGGTGCCGTAGGCCTGGGCCACCTGTCCCGGATACCCGCGCCCGATATTGATCGCCTCGCCCTCGAGGGCTAGTCCGGTGGCTTCACTCTGGTTGCGCGACTGAGTGCCCGCATTGGCCTGTGCGGCGGCCTGGGAGATGCGCGTGCCCAGGTCCAGCGCACCGTAGCGCGTTTGACTCGGATCAATGCCAAAGCCCTCGAGCGATTGGAGTGCCGCTTGGCGCTGCGTGCCCATCGCCGTCGCGACATCCGCCTGGGCGGCAGCCGAACGCTGCGAGGCGCGCGCCGGGTCGTTATAGCCCTGCGCCTCGGCGGCGAACTTGTTCTCGATCGGGTAATAAGTATCCTGTAACCGTTGCTGGGCCTGCTGCGCGTTCTGGATGTTCTGGTTGGAGCTGTCGATCATCGACTGCATGTACTGCTTCGTGATCGGCGCCTGATCGGCGTATTGCTGCTTCGCCCAGTTCAGCTGATCCGTCGAGGTTTGCCCGGCAATCTTCGCCGCCTCGGTGGAGGACGCGATCAGGGGACCATAGTCGGGTGCTGCCGGTGCGCTACCCTTGCCGCCACCCATTTTGCTAGTCCCCTTCGATGCGCTGGAGGTTACTCCCGTAGTAACGCGGCTGAACCTTAAGCCACTTACAGTCGGCTTTCGTGAGAGTGAGGATCAGCATGTCACCACCGTCGGCGGTTACCTCGGTGAGCTTGGCCTCGACACGGAACCCCATGCGCAGATCGATCGACAGCGCGCGTGAATTATCCGACGCGACCAGCCCTATGCACTTGCGCACGCCGAGCTGGTTAAACGCGTAATCGTACACCATCCACAGGAAATCCCGCGACGCCCAGTTGGTCTCCACGCCGGCCATGTGCATGATAATGGAAGCGTGCAGATACCCGGTGAACACGACGCCGCCGAGTGGGGTCCCATCATGATCATGGCGGCTCACACAATGATCCGTCTTGTCGTTAAACACGCCCCCTACGCGGGCCATCACCCAGTCGCCGGCGTCCGGTGCGTTGACGTGTATGCTGCGTGTCATCAGGGTCCACGCAACAGGGATAATACCTGATCCTCGGAGACCAGCCCGAGGATCACCAGATCCCGCAAGGTCGCCGCACGGTCGAGCGAACCGCCGCGCAAACCCCCCAGCGACTCTACGCCCTGGCGCAGACGGTCCGTCACTGCCGTGAGCGCGGTGACGTCAGACACCGGCTGCGGGATCGGCGGCACGTTCGGGTTATGGAAAGTCCTGCCGGCCATCAGGTTTGCTTCAGCTCCTTCATCGTGGTGGCCAGCTGGACCGAGTGCACAGGCACCCGCGAGGTGATCGCGAACTGCCAGTTGAAGGACTTCAACCCCGAGGGTAAGCGGAAGATCTCGAGTGGTTGCGTGAGGTACCTCGTGAACACCAGATTAAGCGCATCGCCCGGACCGGCATAGAGCTGGAACATCGCATTCACGCCGTCAGGCAATCCAAGATCTATCCCGTCGCGCAACACGGGTCCGCCCATCTTCAAGGGCGCAGGTGCGCTCACCGACGGATCCAGCGATATCTGGCAGCACCCCAGGTTGGTTGGCGCCGGCAGATAAAACTCTTTGGATTTCCAGAAGAAGGTCTGCGAAGGTGTGTCAGGTGAGTCCCACAGATAAACCTTCTGGTCGGCGATGATATACGCATCGCCCGTGAACACGTCATTCCAGACGCCCACCACGTCCACGACGGGGGAGATCTTCATCACCCCCATGCGCTCCTCGGTGTAGTCGATCAGGAACCCCAGGCCGGTGGCGTTGATCGCAAGGTACTGGGCGCGATGCCGACATGCGATGATATCCTCGGCATGGTAATCCTTGAGCCAGATGTTCTTGGTGAAGTTGCTCAGGCTCTGGTTCTGCATGCCGTAATAATTCAGCGCGACCAGCCCGTTCTCGCTGGCGTAGTAGACGCCAGCGAGATCGGTGATCACCGAACCCCGGGAGATGCACGGCTCGGGCGCCTGCACCTGCGCGAAGAAGAACTGCGCCGGAGAACTCCCCGACCCCGTCGAGGGAAAGCCATGCGTGAGCACGACCAGCTGCTGTTGCCAGACCGCAAGCGCGACCACCTGATACTGCAAGCTCTGATCGTATCCCGCCGGCCACGCATGAGGGCGATTAGGTTCGCAGAAGTGCACGGTGTTTCCCGTGAAACCCATCAGCATCCCGCCGGACATCCCGATCAGTCCGTCCAGGCCATCTACGGGAGGTATCCAACTCGTACTTTCGAGCAGGTTGTTCCCGACAATGTTCACGTCAGGGATCGTATCCACATACGTGTCGGATCCGAAAGGGATATCCACCACGAAATAGAACTGCGCCCCCGTGCTGGCACCCGTGATCGTCCTATACAACCGCATCTTGCTGATGATCGGGTAGAGCTTCCCTGCCGGGTTCGCCGGCGGCGCAGTTGGAAATCCCGTCACGGTCCAGGTCGCATCCGGGGGACCGTCCACTACCTCGGACGGGTTCGCCGGTGAACTCTCCAGCCCATACTCGTCGATGTAGGTGAACGTATACGAGCGCGAGATCGCCGGCACCGTGGTATCACCGCCGGTGGGCACCGCCGTGAGGATGATCGCCGGGTCAGGCGGGATGAACCCCAGATCGTATTTCGGCTGGTCCGCCGACAGGCGCGCGTAGGTATTCCAGAACACGCCCGGGTCAGGCCCATCGGGTGGGTTTGACCAGTAGATACGATGCAGCGTGTCGTTGGCGAGCGGACTACGCACGACCGACGAGTAGGGACTGGGCAGAGGGATCCAGATCTCCGGGTCGGTCGCGGTAGGTCCCGGGAACCGGTAGGCTTTCATGACGGTGAAGCTGGCGGTCCCCGCCAGATCGATCACGAACAACGGCTGTGGGAGACCGTCCAGGGGCCCCGACGCCAGATCGCAGTTATAGGCGTCCTCGGCCATGTTGGGTGGCAAGAGGAAGCTCTCCCGCCGGGGGATGATCCCACCCATGTCCTGTGTGGCGAACGCGGCCATCGGCTAACCCTCGACCCCGATGCGGGCCATCGACAGCGAGGTACTGGTGAACACGTTGGTGCCACCGGACACGCTGTTGTTGACCAGCTGGATGGTATCTCCGGCGACCAGCCGGATGATCTCCACCGCACCGTTGTCCAGCGTATAATTCACGCTGCCCGGACCGGAGATCGACTGGTTGGTCTGCGAGAAACGCTGCGAGCTGTTGATGAGTAACCCCATGCCCAGCGTAGTGGATTGGTTGCCCGACCCGCTGGACCACCCGGCGAAGATGTATATCCCGTCGAGTCCGACGGGCACCGTGACGGTATTGAACGGCATGGTGACCGGGGTAAACCCGCTGCTGTCGAAGTCCACCGTGTCGAACTGCAGCAGTCCGCCATTGGGCACGGTGTTGTTGAGCGTCGTGCTCACCGTGCGTATGCGCACGTACTGCGCCACCGCCACCGCGTTGATGTTCGCCTGCAGGGTGTTGTCGGCAGCGATGCGCTCGGCACGCTCAGTATTATCGGCAGCGATGCGTGCCACCTGCTCGGCGTTATCGGCAGCGATACGCGCAGCTGTCTCAGCCTCGACGCCGGTCGCAAAAGTCAGATCGCCCGGCGTCGTCTTGAACTGCATCGGGTAACCGGTCTGCTGGATGCGCACGGTGGTATCCGGCCCCGGTCGTGGCAGATAGCTCGGGATGAAGATCTTGCGTTCGACCGGCACTAACGTCCCGCCCCTTTCGGTCGCTTGTCCGCCTTGCGACGCTCGGCGTTCAGGGCGATCGCGATGGCCTGCTTGCGGTTCTTCACCACGGGGCCACCCTTGCCCGAGTGCAGGGTGCCGGCCTTGAACTCGTCGAACGCCTGCTTCTTGGACTTGAGCGGCACCTACTTCACCCACACCCAGGCGCCGTTCAGGTAGCGCAAGCTGATCTCGGTGTTCGCCACCGTCGTCGTAGGCGCACCCGCGACCGCGCCACCGGCAGCGGTCTGTATAGTCAATGTAGTGACCACTGCGTTCGGGATAAGGTTCACCGTCTGCCCGGCCGTCGGGCTGGGTGGCAGTTTGATCGTCAACGCCGCGATCGCACCGCTGTTCAGGTAGACTACGGTCTGTCCCTTGGACATCGTGATGGTCGTGCCCGTGAGCGGCGCCAGCACCGTCGGTGCGACACCGCCGGGCGGGTAGAAGCTACCGGTCTGTTGCAGGAAACTCGGCATCATGTATCTCCCTCTTAACGTGCGCGCACGTTAGGCTTCAGCGAACCAGCATACCCCGTGGCGTTGCCCCTGGGGGACTTCTTCGCCAGGGCCTTCTTCATCGAGATGGGCGGCCCCGTGCGCTCGGGCCCCGGCATCGGTGATTGCGTGAACGAGTGCCCCGGGCCACCGGCCACCACGCGGGTGGGCGAGCTACCCCGGGAACTCTGGTTGACGTTCTTCGGACCTGACTTCGCCATAGGTGTTACTCCCGGAGTAAGCGTGCTTCGAGGGTCGCGATCCGCGCGTTCATCGCCTTGATCGCATTAACCGCTGCGGCAAGTATGGGCGTGTCACTGATACCCTTCATCGTGGTCCCAGGTTCAAGACCTTCGAATCTGGTCACCGCCTCGGGTATGACCGACTGCACATCCTCGATGACAAAACCAAGGTGCAGGTGTTCAGGTCGTGCTGTATGACGGAAGGTCTTGGGCACCAATCTGAGAACTTCGGCCAGACCGTGCGAAGCTTCCACGATATCGGTCTTCATCGCGCCACTGCTAAGCAGGTTCACATAGGGACCCTGGCCACCGACCGTGTACGCCTGATTAAAGCACAGCGCGTCGTTCGCGCGCATGACCCACATCGTACCGTTATTACCTACCCAGGACATCTGACCTGTGGCAGTGTTGAAATCGAAATAGTAACCGCCCTGCGCCTGCATGATCCGGCCGGAACCGCCGTTGCCGAACACCATGTTCTGACCGGACGCAAACAGGGTTCCGCCGGCCGCTACGCTGCCCGAAGCAAAGACATCGGTATCAGCACTCAGCGTGCCCGTGGCGTGAACGTCCGCACCAGTGATAATGGCTTTGGATTCGATACTACCGGTAACGTTGATCTGGTTGGTATGCAGCGTGTTCGAGGCTATGTCCCCAGGGACCGCCAGATTAGTGGCGGTCAGAAGCCCGGATATTCCGACCGCGCCCGTGACGTTGAGGTTGCCACCCACGCTGAGCGAGGTGCCCACGGATACGTTAGCCGTCGTCGACAAAGACCCTGTGGCGATCCCGGTGCTGGACACCGACGTCCAAGACGTAACAGGTGACCCGTTACCATCGGCGGAGCCGAGATGGATGATACCCGCCGTGTCTACCCAGAACCCGCTGGCGACACTATGCAACACGTCATAGGTAAGCACCGTAGGGATCGTGCCATCTCTGGTGAGCGATAAAACCCGGCCGATATCGCTGCGGACCTGACCGGTAGCAACGACATGACCGGGTGCCGACAGAGTGCCGGCCTGATCAAATAACCAACCTTTCGTTGCGGCGCGAGTTCCCGTTAAAATAGTTACAGCATTAGGCGCGGACGAATAGGTCGGCCCCGTAAGCTGAATTAAGCCGCCGTCCCCCGCCACACCTGTGCTGGTACGCCTCGCAGCAAGCATGAACAGATCCGTCGCGGCGCTGAACGGTGTGAGCATGCCCGTCAGGTAGGGCGTGTTGGCGGCGTTCCCGTCGGTCACCCGCACGTCTATCTGGGTCACGCCCACCTGGGGCACACCACGTACCCAGGCACCGTTCGAGCGCAGATAGCCATAGACGTTGGTGGGCGCTTCCTCGGTGACCTTCGCCCAACTGAGGCTGCGCCGGCCGTAGTAGAACCCGTCGCTCGGCGCATCGTGCAGCGTGCTGCCCGTCTGCACGTCCACGTAGTTCTTGGTGGCTGCCTGAAGCGGCTGCACGGGATCCGCGTACAGGCTCAGGAACCCGCCCATGGTATCGCCCGAGCGGTTGACCTTGGTGCTCACCTGCAGCTGCGACACCACCCAGTCGGCGTATTGCTTGGTGGCCGCCTCGGTCGGGTATGTTGGGTCGCGGAACAGATACAACGGCCCCAGCATGGTGCCGCCGTAGATACTTAATGCGTCCAAGGGGATCGGCTGAGTGACAACAGGCACCGCCGCCGGCGGTTGCCCCGAGATCTGCACGCCCACTTCGAAGGTAACTTCGCGCAGCGTCGTGCCGATGATCTCGAACTGACAGGTATAGACGTTACCCGGCGTGCCGAACGACACATACACCTCGACGCCAGTACCGCCGTCCACCAGCTTCACCTCGGTAAACATCAGGGGCGTCGGGTCGTAGGGCGGTGGTGCACCCGGCACGGGGAAGGGCGTGTTCGACCAGCCGGTCGTGCCAAGGGTGATGGTATGGGTGAGAATACTGGTAGCCACCTCGCCCTCGTCGAGCCAGTCCGACAGGTCCACGGTGAACCGTGAAACGTCCGGGTTCTGCTTGTTGATCCGCCCGACAAACATCAGTAGCTCCAACCCTCTGGTGCCGGCAGCTTAAACATATCCTCGAGATCCGGCGTGGCGAACTGATCAGGATACTCCGGGAGTAAAAACACCACCCGGCGGCGGTCCGGCACCGGCATAAAGTGCAAGCCGACCGGGCTGCGGTTGATCACGAACAACCCGATGCGGCTCGAATACACGCTGCTGGACAGCAGATCACCTTCGATCGGGCTGATGCCCACATCGAAGTCGCCGATGTCGGAGATGGATGTGTTGTCGGTGTCAAAGGTGCCGCCGCTCATACTAAATTCCTCCCCATACCCAGGTCGGCGGCGTCGTGTAGGACACGGCGATATTACCACCCGCCGCTACCAGAAACGGACCCGTTGAAGGCCCGACCACAAACCCGTTAACGATCCAATTCAGGTTAGTGCCACCACTCACGTAGACCATCACGTCATATCCTGAGATATTAATAAGGGTTCCGCCACTCGCCGGCACGGCAGGTGTGGCAACAATACCTACAGCGAGACCTACGTTGTCGCGGACACGGTTCGTCCCGGAGCCACCCGCCGTTATGTCGCCAATCAGATTGTTGGCACAGTTCTCGAACACGTTGTCGGCAATGACCATATTGAGATTGGTGGCCCCTGCGAGACCAATGCCCGTCGCGAGGTTGTTCATAATATTACCGACAACCTGCGCACCGATGACCGTCGAAAGCAGGATGCCGGCGCCACCCTGGGCCTGATACTGATCGATCGAATTGCCGTTGACCACCACACGAAGCACATCCTGGCAGACGATAGCCGTCGCCGAACCCTGCGGTGCTGTCAGCAGGCAATCCTGTACGGTCACATCAACGCACACTGCCGCAGGTGTGCCGCCGATACTGACGCCAGCCACAGAGAATGCGTCGATTGCGTGGTCAGCCACCGTAAGATACCCAGGCGCTACTGCCGGCCCGGTGCCCGGGAACAGAATGATGCCGTTCTTTGCGCCATATGTAACTCCGTTAATGATCTGGATGCCCTGGCTGTCATTCTCGACCCAGATGCCGTCGACAGTATTGGCGGCGGGCAGGTTCAGACGTTCGCCGACAAAGTTGTTGATCACGCCGCTGATCACACGGCGGAAGTGGATGCACGCGGTGCTCACGACGCCGACCGATATGCCCACCTCCTCGCCGGTGTGCGTCCGGCAGTTCTGCAGCGTCGGGTAGAAGCAATAGTCCGCGACGTCGGTGCTGTTGAAGTAGAACCGTCCGGCCTTGCGCCCGGCCGCTTGGTTCGGCAGTGCCTCGCAGTTCTCCATTAGCGTGAAGTAGCCGCGATCCTGGCGGATGTTATCGCCCTCGCAGCCCATGAACTCGATGTTGCTGAATGTGAGGTTGTTGGCCAGCGTCACGGCGATGCCGGTTACGCCCGCCGCATTGGCCTGGATCGACAGATCGGAAATATACAGCCGCCCCATGATGTATGACGGGGAGATAAACGACAGAACGGTCTGGCTGGCGGTGTTGGCCTTGAGCACGCTTACCCCGATGCCGTCACCAAACAGTCTATGCCCGGCGCGCATAGTCAGTGCCGTCGTGACGAGGTACACGGCCTGTGCACCACTAGGCAGCGCCGAAAAATGCACGGCGAGGCTCGTATTCAACGCCGCCTGAATAGCACTTGTATCGTTCGTCGCACCGTTGCCCGTAGCACCGAACCACTGCACGTTGGTCGCAGCGCCTTCGGTCTCGCGGTACCAGCGTTGACCGGCCGCGTCCACGATGATCGTGCCGCCGTTGTCAGCGGACGTAGTATCCGTTGGCACGTACTGGAACGCCCCGCCACCGGGGCCACCAACGGCAGCGTAGCCCTCGACGTAGACCAGCGTCAGCGCGGTCAGGGCATTGGCGCGCAAGAGAGCGATGGTGCCGAACACCTGCCGCACGCCGCGATCGACATATTGCTTGGTCGCAGCCTGTAGCGCCAGCGTAGGATCGGCCGCCAGCGTGACGGTGGACCCGAAGGTAACCGCGCCCGTGACGGTGCCGCCGGACAACGCGAGGAAACCGCCGGTGCCCGTGGTGACCCACTTGGTGCCATCCCACCGATAGCTGCCGTTCGGCGCGGTGGCGATCTGGTTCAGCGTGGGTGCGTTGGGGAAATCAAATGCCATCGGTCATATACACCGGCCGATCTCTTGCCAGTTCCCATTGAGCGTGAGTTGCACGGTCAAGCTGGAGAAAGCCCGCGCCACGAAAGCCGCACCGTTGTTCAGCAGGAACTGCCCGGCGACGGTCGCCGTGCCGGAATTGATCGTGAGGGCGGCCTGGAACACCAGGGTTACGATGATCCCAGCATAACGCACGTTACTGCCGATGTTCTTGCTGTAGGTCATGCCGCCGATCGTCGTGGTGCCGGTGATGATGACGTAAGGCAGCGCGTCACCGATCACGGCGGGTAGCACCAGCAGGTTTGCGCTGG